TTACATTCGCTCTTTCTTTACACTTCCTTTTACGGCATAAAAAGCACGAATAATTCTAAGTGGATACTCACGAGGATCGTATTTCGGATTCTCACTTTCTAAACTCACATGAAGGTCATCTGAACCTTTGCGCACATACTTTATATTAACATCTCCATTATCAAACACTACCACGTAAGGATGTCCGAATACTAAATATACGAAATCAACAGCTTTAATTCCTATTACATCTCCTGCTTTGTATTTTGGATACATACTATCCCCATACACATTTATAAAGGTAACATCATCTCCAAAATTAGGTATATACACAGGGATACGCTGCATTTCATCGTTAAAATTAGCAATATCAAACCCAGCTTTTGCATATACTTCAGGGTAGTAGTAACCAGTAGGCTTCCCAATAGGATTTCCTATTGCATCTTCTTGAAAGTATTCCCTTGCTTCCTCTATGTACTTAGATAAAGCATTCCTTTGCTTTGTGGATAGCTCGGATATACCTTGTTGTACCTCTTTGAGCGTTTTTACAGGGATACGTGTTTTTTCATAAATATCAGTCAGGGTAATATCATACCCTTTGCGCTCGTCTCTTAGGAATAATACTAAATCGTCTTCTTCCTCTTCCTCCTCTGGCACAACTTCTTCTATCTGTGGTACAAGCATGGAGCCATTACCTGTTAGGAGCCAGTCTTTATTGATTTCAGGAAAGACAGCAACTATTTTATCAGCCAATCCCTCTGTTAAATATTTTTCATCTCCTTTTGTAGCAGAAGACAGGTTGTTTCTTGAGAAATCTATTTTACCAGCAATAGCTGTTTGGGTTTTATACCCTTTCTTATATTGAATGTAGCCAAGAGCTTCGTTTAGCCTATTAACATCAATTTTTTTTATACTACTTTTTGTCGTATAAGAATTATTTTTCATACCTTTGTGCTTTAATTAAAAATTCGTTTGTTATGACAGAAAAAGAATTACATTCCTATATTAAGGAGCTTGAAACAGCCCTTTTTTTGACAAGCAGAGACAAAGTGAGCTGGCAGGTAGTTGAACAAATCGTTAATAATAATCTTTCCTTTGATTTTAAACAAAAACTATTACACAATACTAATAATCTGGTAATGGAAAATAACCTTAATTTAAAATCTGATTTTGAAGAGGTTTCAAACACTACTTTCTAAACCATACTTGCATAAATATTTAAATCTCTATTACTTGCTTCATTTGCTTCCTCTGTTAGTTTGTCTTTTATAGGAAGTAATAAAGGTATTTCAAATGCTATGCGGCTAATTACTTGATTAGCCGTTTTTTCTTGGCTATTAGCCCCTAAGGAAATAATATCTGCAACTGCTATTCTAAAACCTTTCTTGCCTTCTTCTATATCTTTAACCGTAACAGCTACGTCAAACCGAACATCAATAACCTTCCTTTTTCCACTATAATCAATAAACCCCTTTTCATTGATTGTTGATGGATTAATTACAGCATTGGTATTTTCTAATTCTTTTTGACTACATTCTACACCTCTAATAATATTACTTATACTCTCTTTGATAAATTCTTCTAAATTCATTATTGTATCTTTTTAAAAATCAAATACTTATAAACTTTAACACTTTTAATACGACATTTTCTCGTATAAAAATTTGTTTATACGACAAATAGTCGTATCTTTGCACTGTCAAAATGAAATAAAAAATACACCTCTTTTTGACACTACAAAAGTAATAATAAAAAAGTAAATAACAATGAGAAAAGAAGATAAAGTGAAAAAAAAGCCCAAAGATTACAGAAATAATATCACTGGCGATTTATCAAAGAATGTATCTGATGCTATAAGAAAGTCTAATCAACTTAGTTTAAGGTTAGCGATGGCTTTGGACATAAAACAAGTGGCTATATTAGGATTAGCGAAGAGGTGTAGTAACAAACTGCTAAACATAACGCTTGTACCTGTTTATAAAGAATTTGGAATTGACGAAAAAGATTTAACAAATAAGCTATGACACGAGTAATAGAACCATTAAACGTTACAGGCGATCAATTTTGTGTAGCCTTGGGCTTACCTAAGAGATACGATATAATGCAGCAGCTTAGAGATTTAGCATTGGTTAAATTCTTTATGATTGGAAAGAAGTATATGTACCCTCGTACTTATATAGACACTGTACAGCAGCTATTAGTAAATGGCAAAATACAGATACGTACAGATAAAGGTGAGTACTATATAGTATTAATAGAAAAAGCCCCGCTGGCATGCGAGGCATAATGATAACAAATAAAATTTTTTTTCAATGGCAAAGATACTTCAAAAAATTTTCTCTTGCAAGCAAAAGACAAAAAAAGTGCAAGACCAGCAACTACAAGTGATTGACGGCTATTTGTGCTATGAAAAGCGCCGTTACAATGAGCTAACAAGCAAGCAGAAAGAAGCATATAGCGACTGCTTGGCACTACACTCCTTACAAGAACTCCTTAGAGAATCACAACTTAGATACGTACTACGATGAGAACAATGACTAATACCGAATTTGAGCGCGTGCTCAGTGAAGAACGCAAGCAACACTATTATTACAGTGATTTATTGGACTTACACGAAGATGATAATAGGTCTTTCAGCTGTGAGTTTATCACAGAAGACGATTACCCTGATGATTGGTACTGTGCTATCTATTATGATGTAACCACTCATTGCGAGGGTAGCAATAATGCAAGTTCCCACAGTGTAGAGATACAGCATATATACATCAACTTCCAAGAGATTAAGGCTACTGAGATGCAAGAAAGCGTATTAACAACGGTACTCACCAACCGAGCCAATGAAGAATTTCAGTTTAAAGATACTGATATATACCCCGATTATGCAACTTCTAAAACATGGTAATATGAAAGTAGGTGATAAAGTAAGGGTAAGCCCCTTTATTCCAAAAGACCCCGCAAACCAAAAAGGCAAAGAAGGGGTAATTGTAGAGATAGTCAATAAGGAAGGCCTTGAGATAGTCAAGGTAAGGTTTAGCAATGATTGCTATGGGCTGTATGATGGTGAAGTCCTCCAGCTAATTAAAAACGATAAAAAACAAGAACAATGAAAACATCAGTAGAAAAGGGCAAATGCTATGAGATAGGCGATTGGCTCGTACAGATAGACAGAATAGACGAGCATCATATATGGGGCTTTGGGGCTGATAGTGATAGAGTGATAGGTTTTTTAGCCCTCCCTATTGATAGCCAAGTAACCCGTGAAGTGCCGATTAATGACTACATCAACTACATTGACGTAGCAAGGCAGAATATAGCGGCTGAATTTCGTGAGAGACTAAGCCAATACGAAGAATAAGTAACAAATAAAATTTATTAAAAATGAATGAGAACATAATCACCGTACAACAACTCCCCGTGATCGTCTATGAGCGATTAGAAAGTGTGGGGCAAGAAATTGACAAGCGTATCGCAGCGCTTGACTTGGATAAGCAACTCGTAACAGAGGACACTAAGAAGGCCGTTAAGGACACCAAGGTAATGCTTAAGAAAGAGTTGGATAACTTTGAAGAGCAGCGCAAACGTATCAAAGAGCAGGTAGTAGCACCTTATATGGTTTTTGAAAAGGCGTACAACTCCTTTATCAAAGAAAAGTATGAGAAAGCCGATGGCATTCTTAAGATGAAAATTGACGAGTTCGATAGGCGCTTAAAAGCAGACAAAGAAGCACGTATCAGGGCTTATTTTACAGAGTTATGCCAGGCGAATAACATTGACTTCCTCCCTTTTGAAAGGCTTGGTTTAAAGATAGGTTTGAGTGATAGTGACAAGAGCTTGAAAGACCTTGTAAATACCAATATTGAAAACGTGGTTAAGAGCCTTAAATTTATTGAGAGCCTAACAGACCCTGACGAATATAAGGCGGAAATCCTTACAGACTACAAGCAAACACTTGATGTAATGAGGTCTATTAACAATGCAAAGTATCGCAAACAGCAACGAGAAGCTGAACTACAACGCCTTGAAGCACAAAAGGCACGAGCCGAGCAAGCAAGGTTAGCAGCCGAGGCAAGGGCAAAAGAAGTGGCTCCTTTGCAAGCACCTGAAGAAGTACCAGCTCCAGCAATTCAAGAAGCACCCGCCCCCCCTCAAGAAGTCCCTGCTCCAGCACCTCAAGAAGAAATACTACACTTTACACTTGAGGTAATAGGTACAAGGGCGCAACTTAGAGCATTGCGCCAATTCTTAGAAACGAATAACATTAAATACAATTCAAAATGAGTACAACAATCACCACTACAGAGAAGAAATTAACATTAGGAAACTTCCTTAATCAAGCTAACACAGCCGATTTCCTAACAAAGACATTAGGGTCAAGAAAATCAGAATTTGTGTCAAACCTCTTAGCCCTTTCTGACAGCAACAAAGAGCTGTTGCAATGTGATAATACAGAGCTTATGAAGTGTGCATTGAATGCCACAGCCCTAAATCTGCCACTTAACAAGAACTTGGGGTATGCGTATGTTATCGCTTACAAAGATTGGAAAACACAAGAAGTACATCCTCAATTTCAAATGGGATATAAAGGTTTTATCCAATTGGCGATCCGCAGCGGTCAATATAGAACAATTAACACTTGCGAGGTACGAGAAGGCGAGATTAAGCGTAACAAGTTCACAGGACATACTGAGTTTTTAGGAGAAAATCCAGAAGGCAAAGTCATAGGTTATTTGGCATACATTGAGCTACAAAACGGCTTTCAGCAATCGCTATATATGAGCCTTGAGCAGGTTAAAGAGCATGTAAGCAAGTACTCACAAAGTGGAATTGACAAAAACACCAAAGAATTTAAAGGGGTGTGGAAAAATGAATTTGACGCTATGGCAAAAAAGACAGTACTCAAGCTCCTACTTAATCGCTACGGGGTGTTATCAGTAGAGATGCAGAATGCTATAGAGAAAGACCAAGCAGATAGCGAGGGGCGTTATATAGATAATCCGCAAACAGGTAGGTATGTACAAGATGCTGTTATCGTAGAACAAAACGAACCTACTGAGGTTGTTGCCCAAGAAGAGCCAGTAGCTCCTACACCTGCTCCTGCTCCTTCAGAAAGTCCTAAACAAGTTGATTTTAAAACCTTGTAAGTATGAGTACAAGTTATTTTACCCTTGGACAATCACATGTATATCGTCTTAATGGGCAAACCTTAGACCGCGATTGTGTGATTAAGATAACAGCCGAAAATCCAAGAGATGTAATGGTTGAGTATTTTGGCTTAGAGTGGGCTTTTGAATATGATGAACGCCCTGAAATGAGATATTTCCCACGAGGGGTATATAACCTAACAGAAAATAAATGGGAGACAGTATGAAACACCAGATTACACTTAGAAAGCACTATTCTAAAGTCTTTATAATAGAAATAGAAGCTGTAACAGAAGACGAGGCTATAGATATATTTAAAAAAAATATAGAAGAGTATAAAGCAAAATCAAAAAAGCAAACAGTACTCTATGGTGAAACCTTATTTGTCAATGGAATAGCTGTAGTAGAATTTGAAAATGATACAAACACAAGTAATTAGTTCTGGTAGTGAGGGTAATGCCGTGATATACAACAATGCAATAATGGTAGATTGCGGCGTTTCTCTCAAATCCTTACAAGAAGTAAAACGTTCTTTAAAAATAGTACTCCTTACTCACAAGCACGGAGATCACTTAAAAATACGCACCTTGCAGCGGTTACAAGCTGAAAGACCAGCCTTGCGAATTGCTTGCGGCAATTTCCTCTTAGAAGAATTACCATGTATCAAGAATATAGATGTATTGCAAGTGGGTAAGATATACGATTACGGGGCGTTCAAGGTGTCACCTGTTAAGCTGTACCACGATGTACCTAATTTCGGTTGGCGGATATTCCTACCCAACGGACAAAAAATATTCCATGCTACCGATACAGTACATTTGGAGGGTATCACAGCTAAGGGTTATGACCTCTATGCTATTGAGCATAACTATTGCGAGGAGTACATACAAGAAGCAATAGAAGAAGCACGAGCCAACGGAGAATATACCCACGCTTACGGAAGTATCAAAACACACCTTAGCATACAGCAAGCGAGGGCGTTTATTGAGGCAAACAGAAAGGAAAGCAGTGAGGTTTTGGAGCTGCATAAAAGTAGAAGTTTTTATAAGTAAAATTGAAGAAATATGGATGAATTATTAAGTAAATTGTTGAACAAAGAAAAGTTCACAGAGAGAGAATTACATGATCTATTTTGGGAGTATGATGATTATGTTGTTGATAAATGGAGAGATGAAAATAGAAGATGGTCTTGCTATAATTATAAAGTATTGAAAATAGATGATAGATACTTTCGTTTAGATGCAGATTTAGGACTAACAGAAAGTGTGGAAGATAATTTTGACTTTCAACCAACTGAAGTGTATAAGGCTGAAGTAAAAATAATTGAAAAAATAGTTTGGAAACAGCTAACATAGTAAAACAATGGAAATACAAGGACGAATAAAACAGATATTCCCCTCTCAGGTGATAGGACAAAACGGCTTTGAGAAACGGGATTTGGTGATAGTAACGGAGGAGCAATACCCACAAACGATCATCATTCAATTTACCCAGCAGCGTTGTGACCTCTTAGACAGCTTGCAAGTGGGTCAAGTTGTAAAGGTATATATCAATATTCGAGGACGTGAATGGAGAAGCCCATACGGAGAGATTAAGTACTTTAACACGATTGAAGGATGGAAGATTGAGGTGATACAAACTACTAATGTAGCCAATCAGCAACCCGTACAGCAGACACCACAGCAGCCAGTAGCACAAGCAGCACCTGCACCTCCTCCGCAGAGAGCACCACAGCAGGTACAACAACCGCAGCTCTTTGATAACCATGGAAGAGAGCCGAACCCTGCAATATTTGACAATCAGGAAGGAGATAATTTACCTTTTTAGTTATGAAGACAAAAACATGTATTGAATGTGGGATAGAAAAATCTATAAGTGAATTTTATACCCACTCGGGAATGAAAGATGGGCATATTAATAAATGTAAGGAATGTGTAAAGAGGAACGTTATTAATAGGTATAATAAATTATCTAATGACGAAGAATGGAGAGATAAAGAACGAAAAAGAGGGCGTGATAAATACTATAGGTTAAATTATAGATTATTAAAAAAAGACCCTGAAACAAAAAAGAAATATCGTTTAAAATATAAGGAAAAATATCCTGAAAAACAACTTGCAAAAAATAAAACCCAACGACTAAAGAGGAAAAAAGGATTTCATTTACATCATTGGAACTATAATGAAGATTATTGGTTAGATGTAATAGAGTTGTCAATAAAAGACCATAATCTACTACATAGATTTATTGTTTATGATGAAAATTTACTTATGTATAGGGACTTAGAAGGTAATTTATTAGACAGCAAACAAAGTCATTTAGATATTTTGGATAAAGTAAAAAAGATAATAACAAAAAAACATGAAAACAGTATTTAAAAAAGGAATGAAGGTTTACGATTCAGTCTTCTTTCCTAAATCAGAGGGGAAAGTAGTTGAGATAGACAAACGTGTTGATTGTGAAAGAGTTATTGTTCAATTTGATTGTTTGGACTATAAGCTTTCATATACAGAACAAGGACGACTAACTTCCACTCACAATGAAGCTGTTCCTACACTATCTACATCACCATATACTTTTCAAGGCTTTGAGCAAAAAGCACCTACGCCAACGTATGAGGAAGCTGAAGAATGGATGAAAAAAGAGTATGTAAAAGGGAGTATATGTCTAATGATGAGAGATGTTTTTGAAGCCCTTGAAGCCCTTAGAAAGCTTATTGTTCTTAGAGACTACTATAATGAAGGTTGGCAGCCTGATTGGAGTAAGAAAAATAGAATGCATTTCTGTATAAGAGTTAGAAACAATAAAATAACTAAAGATAGTAATTCTGACATAAATGAATTTAATGCTGTATTAGTTTTTAGCGATTATACAATAAGAGACAAATTTCTTGAAGAACAAAAAGAACTTTTAGAAATAGCTAAACCTTTATTATGACAAAAGTAATGATTGTACTGTTGTTAGCCCTTAACATCCTTAGCTTGATAATTCTAAGAGATTATACCAAAGCTACCCATGCCATGGTAACGGCTATATTCCTCTATCTATTACTCAAAGACAATGAAGAAGATAACAATCCCCACTACCGTTAAAGACGGCAAGCTGGTAGGTAACCGAGAGATGGTAACTCGTGCGATTGGCTCCTTTGAGGGCTTGCCTATCAACCTAACCATTGAAAGGCGTAGCAAGAAAAGGAGCAATGAGCAAAATGCCTTCTATTGGGCTTGCTGGATACCACTCATACAGACCGCTATCTATAACGAGTGGGGGGAGTTATATAATCCTGATGAAGTGCATACGCTGTTAAAGACAACTTGTAACTATGAAGAGCGTGTTAATCCTGCCACTGGAGAAGTGGTAAGAGTGCCGAAGAGCAGCACCAAGCTGACCACTTACGAATGGGAGAAGGAGTTTAAACAGCAAATCAGGCAGCTATGTATGGACTTTTTCGGATTAGATTTGCCTGAACCAACAAGCGATGAGGAATAAGCAATTTTCACCCTCGTTAAGCAAGGCAAAAAATCATTTCTAACTGTCTAAAAACCAATGCAAAAAAGTAAATAAGCAAGATTTAAAAGAAAATAAGCAATGAAAGAAACCGTTAATCGTTTTGAGGAGGAGATCATCACAACCTCCAACCTATCTGAGATGAAGGATAAGTACTTGGCCGATACACTTTACCGAAAATGGCCTGAGAACTTCGTAGATGAAAGCACTGGGGAGCTGGTTAATATAGAGCGCAAAGAGATAATCTTTGAACGTGGTACATTCTTAGACCATCACAGCTTAGAGGAGATTAATTTCTTCCTACAAAGTGGAGATATTACCGAGGTAAAAGTTAGCACTATACAAAGACAAGCAACCTTAGTCAATGGATGTGCTGCCACATGGGTAGCTGTAGCAAAGGTAATGGGAAAGAAACAAACTTTCTTCCTATATGCTAATAGTGTAGAAGTAGCTATGCAGATCCTCACGGACTACATAGAACAGCATTACCAAGGATATTTTGAAGTGTTATCACTCAAGGAACAAGAATATTTGTACATAGTAACCTTAACCAAGGATAATGGAGAAGATGAAAAGGTCAATTGTTATATTGCTGAGATGGAGATGAAATATGAGCGTTACACAACTCGTAATAAATTCTTAGTAAAGGCTATCAATGCTGAGGAAACCAAACCTCTATGTATTGCGTTCTTTGATAAGTATATGCAGGATAAGGACAATCCTGAACCTTATACAATGACACTATTATCGGCAAAGATAATGAAAGTAGAAGCTGTGATTGACCATCTATTTTGCCATGTCTATATAGATAGAAGCAAAGGCAAAGGAGAACAAACAGCCGATAACGACTAACAAACCTAACATTGGAAAGTTATGTATCTCATGTCTAAGACATGGTGACCCCCGATTGGCAAGCACTCACTTTCGAGCCGTGAGCGGGGCAAAATTATAAAATGAATGAGTTATGGTATATGGATATATAAGGGTGAGTACAGATAGGCAAACCGTAGAAAACCAACGCTATGAGATAAAGAACTTCTGTAAAAAGAATGACATGAAAATAGATGGTTGGATTTCAGACGAGGGAATATCAGGAACGAAAGACCCTGAAAAACGAGAGTTAGGAAAACTCTTAGAGAAAGCTAAGGCAGGAGATTATATCCTTTGTTCAGAGCTATCACGATTAGGTAGAAGTCTAATGATGATTATGGCTATTCTAAACGAATGCACAAAGAAAAAGGTAAATATTTGGACAATCAAGGATAATTACCGATTGGATAATGATATAAGTAGTGCTGTGATAGCTTTTGCCTATGGGCTTTCTGCTCAAATAGAACGCCAACTTATCAGCCAACGTACCAAGGAGGCATTGGCTCGCAAAAAGGCAGAAGGCATTTTTATAGGTCGTCCTAAGGGTAGCCTTTCAAAAAAGGTGAAACTTACAGGCAAAGAAAAGGACATACTGAAATACATAAAACAAGGAATGTCCCAGCGAGAAATAAGCGAAAAATTAGGTGTATCAAAAGGCACTGTTAATCGCTTTATAAGACGAGAGAAGTTACACAATTACAAAGAAAATAATTAACAACCGATTTGAAAGGAGATTGAGCGCGCGGCAATCTTTATCAAATCTCTAATTTCAAATCAAAAATGAACGAGTATCAAGAGTTTTTAAAGAACAAAATCAAGATAGCCCCTAAGCAAGGGTTTCCTTGTAGCCTTGATGAGATTAACCCACGAATGAAGCCCCACAACCGATTAATGGTAAAGTGGATGGTAGAGGGGGGTAGGCGTGCCTGCTTTGCTTCTTTTGGGCTACATAAGACCGTTACCCAGCTGGAAGCAGTACGAGTAGTCCTTCAAAAGGCAGGAGGTGGCAAAGGGCTAATAGTTTGCCCGCTATCTGTACGACAAGAGTTTATCGAGGATGCTAAAAATATCCTTGGTTGGGAGGTAGCCCCTAAGTTTATTCGACGTATCGAGGAAACAGAGGACAAGGATGGGATATACCTTACCAACTATGAAAGTATCAGAGACGGCAAATTAGACCCTCGACACTTTCAGGTAGCAAGCCTTGACGAGGCAAGTATCCTCAGAGGTTTGGGAGGTTCTAAAACGTTTCGTGAGTTTATGAGGTTATTTACAGGTGATGCCGGCCCAATGCAACAACGCAGAGGAGCAGACAATATCAAATATCGATTTGTAGCCACGGCCACGCCTTCTCCTAATGATTATATTGAGTTATTGGCTTATGCTGATTTCTTAGGGGTGATGGATGTGTCACAAGCTAAAACACGTTTCTTTAAGCGTGATAGCACAAAAGCAGACAAACTCACCCTACATGCTCATAAAGAAGAGGAATTTTGGTTATGGGTATCCTCTTGGGGGCTTTTTGTAACAAAGCCTTCTGATATTACCCAAAATGAGGCAGACGATATAGGGTATATCCTCCCTGAATTAGATTTGCGTTGGCATGAAATACCTACCAATCACTTAGACGCAGGGTTTGATAAGCATGGGCAAGGGCTTTTGTTTAAAGATGTAGCATTAGGCTTGCAAGCCTCGGCCAAGGAGAAAAGAGACTCATTGGAGGATCGTATCCAAAAGATGTTAGAACTCCGAGCAGAAGACCCTGAAGCGCATCGTGTAATATGGCACGACTTAGAGAGTGAACGCAAAGCAATTGAAAAGGCTATCCCAACCCTTAAATCAATATATGGGTCTCAGGACTTTGAAAAGCGTGAGGAGATAATAAAGCAATTCTCTTATGGCGAGTTACAAGAGTTAGGAGCAAAGCCCGTGATAGCAGGTTCAGGGTGTAACTTTCAGCGGTATTGCAGCTGGGCTATATACTTAGGAATAGGCTATAAGTTCAACGATTTTATCCAATCTATACACCGCTTACAACGCTTCCTACAGAAGAACGTGGTGCGAGTAGATTTAATCTATACCGAAGCCGAACGCAACGTGCGTAAAACCTTAGAAAACAAGTGGAAAAACCATAACAAACTCGTAAAGAATATGACGGAAATAATCAAGAAATACGGGCTATCTCATTCTGAAATGGCACAAGTACTCACCCGCAAAATAGGGGTAGAGCGTATAGAGATAGTGGGGAGAAATTACAAGATCGTAAATAACGATAATGTTTTAGAACTCGACCCTAAAGAAAACCCACATGCTTTGAAAGATAATAGTGTGGGACTTATTCTAACCTCAATACCCTTCAGCACCCAATATGAGTACTCCCCTAATTACGCTGATTTTGGGCACTCTGAAAGCAATGAGGAGTTTTTCAAACAAATGGACTATCTTACCCCTAATTTATTTCGAGTGTTACAGCCTGGCAGGATAGCTGCCATACACGTAAAAGACCGTATTGTACCCATGGGACTATCAGGAATGGGAGTGCAAACAGTATATCCTTTTCATGTGGATTGCATACAGCACTACACCAAGCATGGATTTGCTTATATGGGTATGAAAACCATTGTTACTGATGTGGTTCGTGAGAACAACCAAACCTATCGCTTGGGTTGGAGTGAACAATGTAAGGACGGAACAAAGATGGGAGTAGGTATGCCTGAGTATCTCTTACTATTTAGAAAGCCTGCTACAGACAAAACAAATGCTTATGCAGATGAACCTGTAATAAAGGATAAAAAAGAGTATACACGTGCAAAATGGCAGATAGATGCACACGGATTTACACGCTCCTCTGGTAATCGTTGTTTGACCCCTGAAGAGTTAGCCAAACTACCACACAATGTTATTTTCCAGGAGTACAAAAACTTCTCTCTTAATGAAGTGTATAACCACGAGCATAATGTAAAGATTGCGGAAACATTAGACCTATATGGCAAACTCCCTACTTCCTTTATGCTCTTACAGCCACAAAGCTGGAGCGAAGAAGTTTGGACGGATATTACTCGTATGCTTACCCTCAATGGTTCCCAATGGAGTAAGGGAAAAGAGATGCACCTTTGCCCGATGCAGTTCGATATAGCAGACAGGGTAATTGAGCAGATGAGCAATAAGGGAGATGTAGTATTAGACCCCTTTGGAGGACTAATGACAGTGCCTTATCGAGCAATCCTCAAGGGTCGTTATGGGATAGGTTTTGAACTCAATCCTCAATACTTTTTAGATGGGGCATCTTATTGCAAGGCTGCCGATGAAGAAGTAGGCATGCCTACTTTGTTTGACTTCATAGAGATAATGGAGAAAGAGCAACAAGAAAAGGAATTGCAAAAAATATCATAGATACTCATTCATTCTTTGACCTCTGCCCTCGCTTGTACTTGACGTGTAATGTTTAGGAGAGGGCTTAGGGCAAAGTTTAAAAAACAATTACGTTCATTAAAATATAGAAACCTATGGAAAGAGAAAGTTTCGTCTTTTATAGGAGTTTTTATGAAGGGATAAAGGAACTGCCGAGAGATATTCAGGGAGAAGTGCTTACAGCCATAATGGAGTATGGCTTAAACGGAGTAACAACTGAAAATCAGAAGCCGATAACAAAAGCGATGTTTGCCCTTATAAAACCTCAATTAGACGCTAATAATCAAAGGTTTGAGAATGGCAGATTAGGAGCAGAGCACGGTAAAAAAGGAGGAAGACCAAGAAAAGAAAAACCCCAAGAAAACCCCAACCTAACCCCTAAAAAACCCCAAGAAAACCCCAACCTAACCCCTAAAAAACCCCAAGAAAACCCCAACCAAACCCCTAATGTAAATGTAAATGATAATGTAAATGTAAATGATGATGATAAAGACGCCTCCGCCATCACTGATGAGAAAAAATATTACTCATCTGATAACGGAGTGATAAAATCAATCAGCGAATTAAAACGTGATTATTTAAACGACGAGAATCTTTGTAATGCAATAATCAAAAACCTAAAAGTAATTGATAAAAACATGATTTCTGAGCAATTGGAGGCTTTTAATCAGCATTTGGAGTTACAAGGAGAACGGTTAAAAGAAGTGAGAGATTACAGGTCACACTTTAAAAACTGGCTTAAAAAAAGGCAAGAAGTGGCAAAAAATACCCCTGTAACCACAGCTCCTAAACGCATTCGCTTTGATGAGAATGGTAATGAAATCATTTATTAAAAAATATTTGAAATGCAAAATAAACAAATACCTAACAACCCTGAATTGGAAGAAGTTGTAATTGGCGGCATGCTCATGGAGCAGAGAGGAGTTACTGAATTTGTCGAGGTAGTAAAAGACACAAATGTTTTTTACAATCAAAAAAACGCAATAATCTATGATGCAATCCTATCTTTATACAAATCGTCTCAAGTAGCGGATTTAATGACTGTTAGTGATGCATTAAAGAAAATAGGTAAACTTAAAGACGTAGGAGGGAGTGCTTATCTTATTGCTCTTACGGAAAGAGTATCATCATCAGCAAACATGCAATATCACGCGTTGATTCTTATGCAGTTGTATGTGAAGAGAAAGAGTATTGATGTAGGTTGTCAGCTTATAGAGCAATCCTATGAAGATGATACTGATATTTTTGAGTTATTGGATTATTCCTACAAAGAGCTTGATAAAGTGTCTGATTGGTTGTCTATCAAACAACCCAAGGATATAGGAGATTACTTAACAGAAGTCCTTAAACCCAAATCTGAGCGTGCAGGCGTTCCTACTGCTGTACGAGACATAAACCTTAAACTCAACGGCTACCAACCGAGTGATCTTGTCATTATAGCAGGGCGCCCTGCCATGGGAAAGACAGCATACGCTCTTAGTGATGCTCTGCATCAAGCACGATTAGGCTACCCTGTAGGGATATTCTCCCTTGAAATGAGTGCAAGACAACTAACGGCAAGGCTCTTTGCCAATTACTCAGGGATAGATAGCAACAAGTTGGCTTTTGGCTCACTTACACAAAGTGAGATGGATGTCGCAGTAAGCCTCCGTCCTTCTTTCAATAAACTGCCCTTGTATATTGATGATGAACCCTTTCTTACACTACTATCTCTAAAAATCAAAGCAAAGAAGTGGGTAAGGGAAAGAAAAGTAAAAATCATTTACATTGACTACCTACAACTCATTAGTAACAACCAAAAGGGCCGCACACGAGACCAAGAAATTAGTGAAATATCCCGTACCCTCAAGGGGTTGGCTAAAGAGTTAGACATACCAATCATTGCCTTATCCCAGCTATCCCGCGGGGTCGAGACACGAGCAGATAAGCGACCCATGCTTTCAGACCTCAGAGAATCAGGAGCCATAGAGCAGGATGCCGACAATGTACTATTCCTCTATCGTCCTGAATACTATGGCATACCACAATGGGAGGACGGATCACCTACCACTAATGAAGTGGAAGTTATCATTTCTAAATTTAGAAACGGCACAACAGGAGGAATAATTACGGGATGTCAGCTACAATACATGCGATTTTTTGAAAGAGGAGGGCAATATAACTCGTTCTTACAACAAGAAAATAATTTGCCAAAAATAGATCCTAAAAGTAACACACCTTTTTAAAATGAAAAGCACAAAATTTATAACAGAACTAAGAGCAAGGGGCTTGCAAATCACAGAGAAGGAAGCCAAATACCTCATGGAGATAGCCGTTGCTGATTATCGTGAAAATCAAGTAAAACCAATTCTAAAGCGGGAGTATATGGCGCATTATATGATTATGGCATTATCCTATTGCAAAGCTACCAGTGAATTACTTCACATGATTGATGAAAGCTATCCAAGGTTTAGACTTAAACAGGTATTTATGGAATGCAAGAAGAAAAACAACGAAGTAGTAGAAGAGTTTGAAAAGGTCAATAAGATAGACCCGCAGCTACTCAATGCTTTCAATGCATACGCAAATGATTTAACTGAGATAATGTATTTACACATGGACGACATTAATAAAGAGAAAAGAGAACAAAAAGCAAATGAAAAAACAAACTAACACCCCATTAAGAGCCTTTGAGGTAGCCGTAGATAGGCTGCTTATGGAATTTTGTGAAAAGCACGATTTAACCTATGAATTTTCCGTAGGTAATGATAGTATTGACGTATTTAGTATATCTCATTTCTTCTTCAGCCTCTCGGATATATACTTTGACCTCAAGAGCAATCAACCCAATGGTAAAATCATAGAGTGGTACGATTATATCCTTGAGAATGAATTGAAGATTAACTACTATCACTATTGCATGGGCTTGAGAAAGGAGCAATTAAGTAAAATGCAAAACGATTAAAATTTATAGTAGATGAATTTACACCTTACACTCAAGAAAAACTGGTTTGACCTTATTCTCTCAGGAGAGAAGAAGGAAGAATACCGAGAGATTAAGCCCTATTGGGAAAAGCGGCTTATGGGAAAGAAATATGATAGGATCATCTTTCGCAATGGGTATACTACCAATGCCCCACAATTTACAATGAAACTAAAAAGTATCACCCAAGGCATAGGAAAGAGCGAATGGGGCGCAGAAGAAGGCAAAACATACTTTGTACTTAGTTTAGGGGAAATTATTAACATTAAAAATATTGACAAATGAAAACAATCCAAGAACTCGTCCCACTTATTCAAGAGTGGGCAAAAGAAAGAAAAATCTATGAAGAGCTAACGCCTTTTGACCAACTCCTTAAGACACACGAGGAGGTTGGCGAGCTTATCAAAGCCTGTTATGACAATGACAAGCCAGCTATCCAAGATGCGATAGGTGATGTACTGGTTACCCTGATTAACTACTGCTATAAGGAAAGAATAGATGTATTAGAGCAAATCAATGATGTTTTGAATTTTGAAAGAAAGCGAGCAGATAGCAAAGTAGTGTTAGCATTAAGCATTCAAGATAGTTTAACTCGCCTAATGAACGCTAATTTTAGATTATTAGGGATAGGAGGAGAAACGCCCTTTTTATATTTTTATGAAATCATTACTATGACTGGTTGTTTAGATGATATAGCTTTCTTAGAGAACACCTCTCTTGAGGAGTGTATAAACATTGCCTACAACGAAATCAAGAACAGAACTGGAAAAATGATTAACGGTAAATTTGTGAAAGATTAATTAAAAAAGAAAATGATGCAATTTATAAATAATACAGGCGCCGTAATTAAAGAGCAAATTAACTTAGGCGACATTGATAATTTGGATATTGATGATTTGTTAAAAAACAACACTAATAACAAGAAAATGGAAAATAACAAGCGCCCCACTTGGCACATTCCCTTGAATATTATCAAAGAATTAAAAGCAATAGGATTCGATAAAGGAAGTGTAATCTCTTATTCTGTAGGTACAGGTATTACAGCAATTAGAAAAGAATTATACCCTTGGGAGCAAGTCTTTGAGTGGTTCAGAGAAGAGGGCTTGTATGGTTTTATTCTTTTTGACAATACTTATCCTAATTCAGAAAGAGAAACATTCTCTTTTGAGATTAGAAAGATTAATCGGGAGCTAATATATAGTTCTGAAAACAATAGTACAGATGAATATAATAGCTATGAAGAAGCCCGAGAAGCCCTAGTAAAAGCACTCATACAAACCTATAAAAACGAACAACTATGAATAAGAAACTTATCGTCCTTTCAGGAAAGAAACGAGTAGGCAAGGACACCGTGGCCAACCTTTTCAATGACTACACCCAGCGCAAATACGAACTAAGAGCATTTGCCGAGCCTGTCAAAGAGATAGTATCTCAAGCAGTAGGAACAAACTCATACAGATTAGACCTTTTCAAAGAAAGCCGATTAGTAGATGTCAATGGTATATCGAGCAACCTAACCATAAGGGAGCTGTACCGAAAGACAGCCGACTTTTACAAAGAACTCCTCGGAGAGAATATATTCGCTAAGCTGATGTTTAGACGATTGGCTTATGAGAATTACGAATTTCCAAGGGTGATTATCACAGACATGCGCTTTAAGGTAGAATACGAACAAATGAAACTACTTGACCCTGTATTTATCCGTGTGAAATGCAGAATGGGCAATATGGATACCCACCCCTCCGAAATAGACCTTGACGATGTGCCTGATAGTGATTTTCACTTTATCATAGACAATACATGCACACGTACCCAACTCAAGGAGCAAATACAAGCAATAGTCAAAAAGTTGAGAATATGAAAATATATCTATCAGGCAAAATCAGCGGGACAGACCTTGACTATGTACGTCGACTATTTGACAAGGTAGCCACAACCCTCCGAGCATTAGGTCACGAGGTTACCAACCCTCTCTGTAACGGACTTTCTGAAACAGACCCATGGGAGGAGCATATAGCCAAAGACATCATCAACCTTATGGATTGCGAGGGGATCTATATGCTACAAGGTTGGGAGGATAGCCAAGGAGCAAGAATTGAGCATGCTGTAGCTAAAGAAATAGGGCTAAAAGTGATGTATGAATAATCATTAGCGGCCAGTGCTTTCCTTGTAATCACTAGTCGCTAATCCTTAAATTAACAAAATATACTTGCTTTTGAACGTGCATTTTATACCTCTTTTTGTATGGTCAAAAAATTAAAATCGTGTGACATTTGTCACACGTTTTCAATAAATTAAGTTGATAATTTGCATGGATAATTCAAATATATTTTGTACCTTTGCATTTTAATTAATATTAACAATTATACATTGTATTTCAGATTATGAAAACCAATCAAAACATGATCCGTAAAATGGGAAACTTTGAGGTTATCCAACGCACCAAAGACGGATTTTTTAATGCAACCGCATTATTAAAACAATGGAATAATGCCGTTGAAAATCAGAAGGTTTTAAATACCCAGAATTCTGGGTATTTAAAAAATAGCACTGAAAATCAACAAGTTTTAAATACCCAGAATTTCCCCTATGTAAAAAAGAAAGATATTGACGATTTCTTTTTAAACAAATCTACACAAGAATACATTCAAGTAATAATACAAAAAGAAAACTTAAACACTGAAGCATCTGTGTATTTAAAATCGCGAGGCAAATATAGTGGAGGTACTTGGATGCACCCTATGTTGTTCATAGACTTTGCTATGTGGCTTAATCCTTATTTCAAATATGATGTATTACGATTTGTATCTGATGAAATGATTAAGTACCGAAACCTTGCAGGAGATAGCTACAAAACATTAGCTTCGCACGTGGCAACCATCGTTCCTAAGCCTCTTATGCCTATGGCAATGAAAAAGATAGCGCAAGGATTGAACTTTATTGTTTTTGGGGACCACAAGCACGCTATGCGCAACGAGGTAGGAGAAGAAACAAAACAATTGGAGCTTTTCCAACTACAACAGAAAGTTGCAGACCTTATAGGAGACGAGTTTATAAAGTCCTTTGACGAATTGATAACCTACCTCCGTAAGCTATACGGAAGAAAATACACCCCTAAAGCCTTAATAAACTAACTACAAAGCCGCCTAATGACAACAAATGTAATAACACCTAAGATAAAGAACAAAAACAGCAGGCAGCTAACAAGGAGTTTTCGTATAATGAGAGCCTTTCTCCTTATTAAGTTTGCTCACTTATATAGTCAGCGATGCCTATATCAATCCCTGATGAAGTCAAAGAATGACTATCACACAGCCGAGAATATATCCAATATGATAAATGATATATTCGGAGGTCAAACCTCCCCTCAAGATTTTATATGTGATAAGAATGAGATAGCAGATAAGTGTATTAACCTAACAGAGGAGATGAAATCATACGAAGGGGTACTAAAAACACTAAACATTGATCCACAAGATGTATATGCTTTTTGTGCTGATGTAGAGTACAACAACTCAGTACCATTATTCAGATGTTACGGGCAAATTGCTATGTATGTAGTGAGATATATAGAGGATTATGACTTAGGAATGATAACCAAAGATGGAGCCTTAGAAAATATAAAGCACCTTAAAGGGTTTGAATTTGCTCCTAAAAACTTATCTATGGTAACTCGTAAGATAGTAATTCAAGTAGAATCCGCCTTTGGGTTTGTCTTTTTAAAAAGAAATATAAGACAAAGCAAAAAAGAGTACAAAGGCAAAAAAATTAAATGGACAATAAAAATCACCTAACCATGTACCAAGAAAGCCAACTTCAACAAATGTGCGTGCGCTATTTCCGATACAAATACCCGCAGTACCTTATCTATGCCGTTCCTAATGGTGGATTGCGCAACAGTGCAGAAGCCAAACGCCTCAAAGAAGAAGGTGTTCTGGCGGGAGTGGCTGATTTAGTAGTAATGCTCCCCCAAGGTAAAAGCCTGTATATCGAGATGAAAATCAAAGGGAATAAACAGACAGAGCACCAAAAAGCCTTTCAACAAAAAGCCGAGGAACTCGGATATAAGTACTATGTATGCTACAGCTTTGACCAGTTCAAGGCGATCATAGAAGAGGAACTAACCACCACTGACAACTAACAACTGATAACTGATATACCATGCTTGAAAAGATAAAAACAGCCATAGAAGACACCACGGACGAGGCTATAAAGAGCCGCACAATTTACCTCAAGCTATTTTGCGGCTTGGCGTGTAAGCACTCCCTATCCTCACAAAAGGATATAGCCGCTTTCTTAGGGATTTCCCCCGCAAGCGTGGGTTATTACCGCAAGGAACATAGCAGTATGCTAATGGTTACCGAGTACCAAAAGCTATACCAAGCCGTGGAAAAGAAGATATTATAACGTTCTTCATTCGTATTTTTGATGTGTTATTCATTGCACCACTCCTAAATCAGGAGTGGTGTTTTTTTATTCTTGTCTTGCTCGTACTGCTCCTTTTGTTGCAAAGTATCAGAACAAAAAAAACACAAAGAAAATACAAAGAAAAAACAAACGACGATAACAGCCCTTTGCGACCTATATCGTACCTTTGCCTTGATAATTAAGGCAAAATGGCATGGAAAGCAGAATAGGTAACCTCATTGATATTGATTGGAGAAATAACCTACACGACCTCCAACCTGAAAATATAAAAACTCCCACCAACTTAAATTTTCTCAAGGAAAGCCTCGTAAAACATGGCTTTGCCTTGCCTTTTGCTGTATGGAACGACCAAGGCAAATATTATTGCATTGACGGACATACACGCAAACAAGTACTATCCGAACTTGTCAGTGAGAGGGTAAGTGTCCCTACTCATCTAAAAGCCTTTGAGATATTAGCCAAAGACCGCAAAGAAGCAGTAGAAATACTCCTTGAAGTCTATAACCAAAAACACAATCCTTTTGTCAAAGACACTCTTACAGAGTGGGTAAAGGTAGAGGAGGTACAGGTCAATATTGAAAGCCTTCATGTAGAGACCCTATCAGAGCAAGACCCTAACGATATAAATATCAAACAAGAAAAGAAAGTTTGGGTACCTGATTGCCTTTTTCCCTCTAACAATCCCTATGATATTCCTACATTGTTACCTCATACACAGCCTATTTATGTAGATGTCCCTTTGCGCCCATACGGAGCTGAAAAAAGGAGTAAGCAAGGCGTGGGTACTTATCATTTTTACGTTGATGATTACCGTTTTGAGGCTATTTGGGACAATCCCTCAGCTATCATAGAATCAGGGTGTAAGAATATCGTTGAGCCTAATTGTAGTTTATACGAAACTACCCCTATCAGTTATGGGATATTCCAAATCTACAAAAAGCGTTGGATTGCTCGTTTCTTACAGGATTACAATATAAATATATTCGTTGATTTGAACGTAACAGAGAAATTTGCCTCTTATAACAGAATGGGCATTCCTGAAGGTTACAACGCTTTTTTTACTCGTGGTTACGAATCACGCCTTAATAACTTAGAAAAGGAACTTGTCATCGCTCAGGAAATATCAGGACTTGACAATCCGAACCTTGTTGTATATGGAGGGGGTAAAAAAGCCAAAGAGTTTTGTTACAAGAAGAACCTAACTTGTATCAGTGAAACCACCTTAGATATATGATCCTATGGGCAAATCATCAGGCGGAATTAGGAATGCTAACAAGCCTAAATCAAAAATAAGTAAAGAGAGTAAGGAGGAGGCAAGAGAACGAGAATTACAAAAGCTCAACGCACCCTACAGGGAGATATACAAAGCAAAGAACGGAGCCTCAGTATCGGTAAGCCCTTATGCAGATAGAAAGGACTTACAAGAGAATATCACAACCGCTAAGGTAATAGCCGACGAATTAGGAGTAAGTGTAAAGATACGCCCACACTTGATTTTAGAAGGTTATAAAAATCCAGAATATGAGATAAAAGGGCTTAAAGCAGATAGAAAAGATACCAGTTCCTATAACGGAATAAAGAAAAACTTAGAATATGCAAAAGCACAAGGGATAGAAGCTATTGTTTATGATATTACAAAGTTTAAGGAATGGACACCTAATGATATTGCAAGAAATTTAAAAGGTAAGATCTTAAACTATAAAGGAGCTGATTTTTTAAAAGAAGTGTTTTTTGTCAATAGCTCAAAAGCTGTTTCGTTTGCTAAACAAGATATATTAGATAACTATAGTTCAGTAGTTAATAAGATTGAAAAATTGCAATAAAAAAGCTCTAATAAGAGGGTTTAATCATCTCATTAGAGCTTTAGTGGTAGCGGCAGGAGCGCCCTCCCCCCGCGGCTTGTAAAGGATAGCCTATTACGGCACAAAGATACAAAATATTTTTCTAACCACAAATATTTTTTTAAATAAAATGGGAAAATCATCAGGAGGCATAAGAAATGATAGCCGTAACGACATCATAATGCAAAAAGGAGGAGGTACACCCTCCAGCGTTAAGAATATAGGTAGTATCAAAGATATTACCGACAAAAAAGCTAATCGTGAGGTAAAGCGTGCTATATCAAAGTATCACTCACGAATAGGGCTTAATACTCGTGAAGTCAAACTGGCAGACCTAAAAAATGCTTATGGGATCGCTGTTATATCCAATAATTCAGGTACGGTGTACCTCAATCGTAAATCATTCAACAACAGCAAAGCCATGGTAAAATCCAAGAAGGAAGAATACAAAGCAGGGCTAAAGGTTAAAACCAACAAAGCCATTCAGCATACCACTATACACGAACTGGCTCATACCACTTGGACAAATAGACATACAGGAGACAAACACAAGAAAGCGGGTAAGGAGATAAAAGCCCTCTATAAACAATACACCAAAACAAAATCTAATGTATTAGGAGGGTATGCACGCCAAAATGTCAATGAGTTTTATGCTGAAGGAATGAGCAAAGCTATATTAGGCAAAAAAGACCCCTACTCTAAAAAGCTATTGGAAATCACCAAAAAGTATAAGTTGTAATACACTCGCTATATGTAATCCCTTAAATAGAACAAACAATGATTTTAAAAAAAGACATCTTAAACAGAGCCTATCAAAGACATACCCAAATGGGAGGAAAAGCAAAATCTGTAGAAGCATTTGCGAAATTAGTAGTAGCAGGGCTTAACATTATTCAGGCAGAGGAGGAAGAAAACGAACAAGGGCTTTTCATCTCTCACATCTATTCTGAAAAGGAACAAGAACAACTATCAGCAGGTATTGACTATAAAAACGAATTAGAAGAGGAAACAGACGAATAATGACAAACACTCCGAAAAATAGACAAACATGGATACTTGACTCTCTGAAAAGCGAGCCGAGTTTGTCATATTCGGAAGTGTGGGGTAAATATGAGGTAAAGTGGGGTAAGGGTAAAACTACCTTTGATAAAGATTGGAAACAAGCTCAAATACAGCACCAAGAATATCAAAAACAAGCCCAGCAGGTCAAGTTAAAGCAATCCCTCGCTACTGAAAAAGAAGCAGTAAAAAAGGGGCTTAAAACCAAAATAGACCGTATCACTATTTTGCAAAATCAGATTGACAACCTTTTAGAGCGATTGGAAAAAGGTACTCACCCACAAGAGATACGATCCCATGAAGGACAAATACAAAGATACGAACGAACCCTCACGCCCTCGGAGATAACAGCCTATAACCGTACCATTCGTGAGTTGCAGTCTGAAATATCCAAAATGGAAGGGGATTATATCAATGTAAATCAAGTAGAATTATCAGGCAGCATAGACATTGCCCAATGGCTCAAGAATAACAACAAGAACAATGATTAAGACCCAACCTGTATATGATCCTTTGTACTTGAACAAAGATAAGTTTATTATAATCCTTTCAGGAGGAAGAGGGTCGGGTAAGTCGTACAACGCCTCTACCTTCTTGGAACGCTTATCTTTTGAGGCAGGGCATAAGATCCTTTTCAGCCGCTATACCATGGTATCAGCTCATAGTTCTATTATTCCTGAGTTTGAGGAAAAGATAGAAGCAGAGGGCACACAGGCGTATTTCAGTATCACCAAAACAGCTATCAAAAACACCTTTTCAGGCTCTGAAATTCTCTTTAAAGGGATTAAGACCTCATCAGGTAACCAAACGGCTAACCTTAAGTCTTTGCACGGTATTACCACTTTCGTAGGCGATGAAATGGAAGAATGGCTATCAGAGGAGGATTATGAGAAACTAATCCTTTCTATTCGTCAAAAGGGGGTGCAATTGCGGGTTATCCTTATTCTGAACCCCTCCAATGCTGAGCATTTCATTTATAAGAAGTACATCGAAAAAACGCATAAAATAGTAAAGATTGACGGAGTAGAGGTGCAAATATCTACCCATCCCGATGTATTGCATATTCATACTACCTACTTTGATAATATAGAAAACCTCAATGAGCAGTTTTTTAAGCAGATTGAGGAGATAAAAACCCAAAGCCTCACACAAGCAACCGATGAACAAGGCAATTTCTCTCAATCTTTGTTCAATAAAACCAAATACGCTCAAAAAATCATAGGACGATGGGCTGATGTGTCAGAAGGGGTAATATTTACAGATTGGGAGATTGGTTATTTTGACACCTCACTCCCTTATGGGTATGGACAAGATTACGGCTTTTCTATTGACCCTGATACACTCATCAAAGTAGCAGTGGATAATCGCCGCAAAATTATTTACATTGACGAAAAGTATTATAACAACAAGCAATTATCCTCTGACGGACTTTATCAGCTCAATAGCACTTTGATAGATCACCCTGACGACCTTATCGTTGCTGATAGTGCCGAGCCTCGACTGATTGCAGACCTTAGAGACAAAGGGCTAAACATAGAGCCTTGCGAAAAAGGAGCAGGAAGCGTCTCAGCAGGTATAACCACAATGCTCAATTACAAGTTAGTGGTAACACCTGATAGTTTCAATGTGATGAAGGAGTTAAAAAATTACGCTTGGAATGACAAGAAAGCAGGTATCCCCATAGATAACCACAACCACGCTATAGATGCTATTCGTTATATCACTATGAAGCTGCTAAGTGGCACTAATAACAACTTATATCAACTCGCCTCAATGATTTAGCGGAGGCTATCCCATAAAAACCAAAGACCTAACACCTAAAACGATGACCCAAGAAGAATTTAAACAAGACGTATCTCTGATTGATACCACTACCTATCAAAGGCAGTATGATGTCAAAAAGCATGAGATATTCACCAATAAGCATAAGTTCCCAGATCCTGAAATCGTAATACCTCTTACGGACGAGGTAGGTAACCCCTTATTAGATAGTCAGAAAAAACCACGATTTGAAAAGCGTACTCGTTCCCTCAATCGTATAGGACTACCTTATCAAAAGCGTATCGTTGAAATCGCTACCATGTTTCAAACGGCTATCCCCTACAAATATACCGCAGAGGATAGTCCGCTCTTTGCTGCTTTTCAAGAGGTTATCAAAGCTAACAAAATGAGCTTCTCTGATAGTGCTATTTGTACAGAGGTCAAGCGCTACACCCTTGTAGCCGAGCTTTGGTATTTGGAGGAGCAGCCTAACGAACAGTATGGCGTACCTACTCAATACCTATTGCGCCATAAGGTGCTATCCCCGCTCAAGTACAAGCTATATCCACGCTTTGATGATAATGACAACCTTATCTCTTTTGCTATTGAAAGCACTACCAAGGACAATAAAAAAACCATATTCCAAGGCTTCACCGCTGATGAGATATACGCTTTTACCACAGAGAACGGCACCACTACCACAGAGGTAAAACCTAATATAATTGGCAAAATACCAGTAGTACTCTATCGTCAAGAAGAAACAGAATGGAATGCTGTACAGCACCTCATAGAGATAGCCGAGGTACAGCGCACCTATTTTTCTGAAAGTAACAAGAAGTTCGGAGAGCCTATACTAATGATCGCAGGAAAGGTAGAGGGTAAAATGGCTGTCAATAATACAGGGGGCAAGGTCTATGAAGTCAAGGACGGGGGTAATGTACAATTCGTGGTACCTCCTAATGCTAATGAAAATTTTGACCGTGAAATGAGTATGAATAGGCGTGATATACACGAGTTCACCCATACTCCAGACCTTTCCGATGAGTTCTATGCAGGCAAAGGCAATATGCTGTCAGGAGTAGGGCGCAAACTCGCATGGCTACCCGCTCACCTCAAGGTAAAGGATAACGAAGCTATATTTATCCCTGCTCTACAAAGGCGTATCAATATCATTTTGGCTTTCCTTTCCAAGATGTATATCCCCTTTGAGAAAGAACTCAAAACCATAGACATCACCCCTATCATCACCCCATTTGATATTGACGATGATACCGAGATGATACGTACCCTTATGGAAGCCAATGGAGGAAAACCGCTACTCTCTCAACGAGAAGCCATGCAACGCTTTGGCATTACAGACCCTGAAGCCCAATTACAGCAAATCAAAGACGAGGAAAATAGCAGCCTCAATGAAGCAAGTATCTAATGAACTACGATGAGCAACATAGAAAGCACCTAATAGACTACCTACAACAGATAGAACGATTATTCTATCAGTGGGTAGGCTTTTCTGTGTCCTTGGCTCTCAAAACAGATTTCCGAGAGCTTGTAACAAGCACCCTATTTGCCTTTGCAACTACCAAGAAAGGAAAAGCCTTTGAAAAGGAATTAGCTAATTTCAGCAACCAATTAGACCAAATCATAAAGCAAGGCATTACCAAAGAATGGGCTTTTGCGAACCTCAAGCAGGATAAGCTACTAAGGGAAGGACTAACCAAATATCAGAACTTAGAAGCCCTTGAAACATTCAAAACGCGTAAGATTAAAGATTTTACAGTCTCCAATCGGGTATGGGATATTGCTAAAAAAGCACAAAGTGAAATAGAGCTTGCCTTATCTGTTTCCTTGGAGGAGGGCAAAAGTGCTGTCCAGCTAAGCCGTGAGGTACGCAACCTTTTGAACAACCCAACGGCTCTATTTCGCAGGGTAAGGGACAAATACGGCAACCTAGTACTAAGCAAGAACGCGCAAAACTATCACCCTGGGCAAGGAGTTTATAGAAGCGCCTACAAAAATGCTTTGCGCCTTGCCAGTAATGAAATCAATGTAGCCTATAAGTCCGCTGATTGGTTACGTATACAGCAAAACCCTGATATTGTAGGCTTCGAGGTACGTCTATCACCACAGCACAAAGTATATGACATGTGCGACCAGCTCAAGGGTAAATATCCGAAATCTTTTCACTTTCACGGCTGGCATGTAGGCTGTAAGTGTCATATTATTACTATTCTTAAGACTGACGAAGAACTTATCAAAGAACTCAAAGCCGATGAAACCCTACCTCCTGAAAGCTCCTCTAATTATGTGGGTGATGTGCCAAGTAATTATAAGCAATGGGTAACAGATAACAAAGATAGGTTCAAGAATTGGAAAACAAAGCCTTATTTTATCGAGGAAAATAAAAAAGCAATAAAGAAATGAAAATTAACACTATTGACATACAAACTACTTATCATACCTACCTTTTAGAGGGTAATTACAAGGATCTGCTTTGTTTTCCTCCTCTCAAGAAACTACCCTCCAATGACTGGGCAGAGTATTACGGCAAAGAGTACGACACAGACGATCCTCAATTGGACAACCTCTCTATATCCTTGTCTTTTGTTACCAAAAGCGACCAATACGATACCTTTATAACCTTTCTATCTGCTCAAACCTATAATGATTTTCACTTTGAGGAGCTGGGCAAGTCTTTCCGATTGCGCTTTGTTGGAGTGAGAAAAGCAAAGAAAGAACAAGGTTATATCACCTATGAGGCTACTTTTGCGAATGATACCCCCTTGCAAGGTTATACCTATATTGCCCCTAATGACACCTTGCCCTCTTCAGGTTTTACGATTGACACCATAGACCTATCCAAGTATGGTATTTACCTATTGGAGGAGAACGAAAGCAACCTACTAAAGAGCTACGAGGTCAAAGAGCACCTAACCACTACCAGTAGCACCATTGCGGGGGTACAATATGCCGAATATCCCAACGTGTTTAAGGAACGCACCCTTGAGCTTCTTTGCTATATCAAACAGCCTATCAATCGCTTTTGGGAATTGTATGAAGCACTATTATACAACCTTTCTCTGCGAGGAGAACGTACCATTAATGCTTTGGGTAGTACCTTTAAGGCTATCTATCAAAAGGCCAATGTAAAAGAAGTGATACTCACAAAAGACACTTTGAGGGTAGAATTTACCCTTTACTTGGTGATAATATAAAAAATACACAAAGAAAATACAAAGAATAAACAAACTGTAATAGAGTGTATTTTTGCTCCAAAACGTACCTTTGCCTTGAAATCTGACAACTATGCAACTACACTTTAACAGCACCTATATAGACGTCCTCCCCACTGATGAGAGCTACAGATACCGATCCATTATGGGGGAGCATACGCTGAACCTATACTTTGCCCTATCTACTTACACCGAAATCCCTACTGGGGCATGGTGTGAGTTTCAAGGGGAACGCTATACACTCAATCAGCCTGCTAAAGTAGTGAAGCATAACAGCAGACACTTTGAATATACCCTTACCATGGACAGTGAGGGGGCAAACCTGAAGAATTACAAGTTTCGTAATCCAAATGATAAGACCCTCAAATTTCCTTTCACAGCATCTCCTCGCTACCATATTCAGATATTGGTAGATTGCCTTAATATGATAGATAGCGGTTGGCAGGTAGGCACCACGATTGAAGCTAATGAGAAACTTATCAGCTATAACCATAACAACTGCTTGGAGGCCTTGGACATGATAGCTAAGGCTTTTGAGACAGAATACGAGATTATAGGTAAGACCATACACCTCCACAAGGTAGAATATTTCAAAGACAATCCCTTGCCGCTCCAATACGGCAAAGGCAAAGGCTTTAAGACAGGTGTAAGCCGTACTACCGAGCAAAGTCGTATTACCCGCCTCTATGTACAAGGAGGGGAACGCAATATTGACCGCTCTAAGTATGGTAACAAGGAATTATTGTTACCCAAATCACAAGAGTACGTATATGAGGGGGTAACCTTTGTTTCAGACGACAAAGGGCTGTCTATAGCTATCAAAAACGCCCAAAATAACGGCTTTATTAACGAACAAAGCCTTGACCTTTCCCATATATACCCAAGTCGCAAAGGGACTATATCGGCCATATTTGAAGTGGATAGAGATAAACACTTCTACGACTTTGCCGACACCTCCATACCTCAAGCGCTGAACTTTGCAGACCTCCAAATCAAGGGAGAAAAAATGGTGATATACTTTGAAAGCGGTATGTTATCAGGGCGTGAGTTTGAGATTAGCCGTTACGAGCATGGCAGCGGCTACAACCATAGCACACGCCGTTTTGAGATAGTCCCCAAGGAAGAGGACGGCACGACCATGCCTAATGATATATTTAAACCTGCTATAGGAGACCAATATTCTGTATATAACATGCACTTACCTGCTGCCTATATTTGTGATGATAACACTAAGACGGGCGCCAGTTGGGAGATGATGAAGGAAGCGTGTAAGTATCTGTATGAAAACCGAGCAGACCTATTTACCTTTACTGGTGATTTGGACGGAATATGGGCAAAAAAGCGATGGGTCAATGTAGGTGGGCGGCTTAAAATGGGGGGATATATCAACTTTTCAGACAATGAGTTTCAGCGTACCCCTGTGGCTATTCGTATCGTAGGGCTTAAAGAGTATGTTAATAACCCATACAGCCCTCAAATAGAGTTATCCAACAAGGTACAAGGGCAATCCTTTTCCTCTGAAATACGCAAACTCCAAAATCAAGAGGTGTATTTTGGGGAGATGAACAAACAGACACAATCACTAACCAAACGCAGTTGGCGCAATGCCTTAGAGACGATCAAGCAGGTAGAAGAAGCCTTTCCTGAATATACCCAAAGTATCATTCCTGCCACAGTGCAAACGATGATGGCCCTAGTAGGTAACAAGGCAGGACAATTTGCTTTTGTTGCCAATAAGACCAACCCTATCACCGTACCTCATACCTTGTATTTTGATAGGAACAACAAGCAAATCAATGCAGGCAGTGGTTGGATTAAGCATTACACCATTGGCACCACTGACATCAAACCAAGCCACTCCGCCGCTGATTATAAGTATTGGTATGTTTCCTCCTTTGTATCAGGCAGGTTGGACGATAAGGCAAAGAGCTATTACCTCTACATCAAGGCCAATAAGGCTATAGAGACAGCCGAATTTGTCCTCTCCGAAACCAAGATTGGCATGGAGCAAGAAGCCGGTTATTACCACTTCCTATATGCCACAGTCAATTCAGAGTACGACGGAGAGCGAGGAATAGCTCAATTCAATGGCTTTACCGAGATTACAGGTGGGCAAATGGTAACCAATCGTATAGCTTCAGGTAACGGACAGCAGTTTATAGCACTCTACGACGACCGAATAGAGATAAACGCACACCTCCAAATCTCAGACAGCAACAAATTAGAGTTTAAACAGCTCGTTAATCCTGATTTGCAGTCATTGGAGAATAGGTTAAAGCAGTACTCTAATGAGCAGACGAACAATATACGAGTAGGGGGGCGGAACTTAATTCTCAATAGTAAAGAGGAACGATATAAAGAGTATAAAGGTATTTCAGAAGATTATATTATTTATCAATTAGCAGGAGGAACATTAGAAAAGAATACCACATATACGCTAACATTAGAATACAAGAGTCAAGATTTACGAGGTGTAGATTTGTTTTTTATTGCTAATGATTATTCACAAGCACCTAATAAAAGCGTACCAAATACAAATGGTGAATGGAAAAAAGAATCATTCACTTTTACCACGAATGACAAGTCACCAAAAGGATATATTCGCATTGATAACAATGGTAGTGATTTGGGTAATGTAACATCTAAACTATGGGTAAGGTTTGTTAAACTTGAAAAAGGAAATATTTCTACTGATTGGTCTCCCGCTCCTGAAGACTTAGAATCCTTAATACAAAAAGAACAACAAGCTCGCGAGCAAGCTATTGCTATAGCTAAAAATGCTAATGAAGCTTATGCACGAGCACAATCAGAATTAACTAAAGCACAAGCCATAGCAGAGGCAAATAGACGAGCGGGTATAGCGTTAACAGCAGAGCAACAAGCTCGTATATTACAACTTCAATTGAATTTGCAACAAGCTAAAACATTTGCCCAACAAAAGGTGAATGAATTAGATATTGGGGGTCGTAATCTCATTCTTAATAGTAAGAATGAGCGCTATAAAGAGTATAGGGGTATGGTAGAAGATTATATCTATTATGATATAGTGGGAGGTACTTTGGAAAAGAATACTACTTATACATTGTCTTTGGAATACAAAAGTGAAAATGTTAGAAGTGTAGAAATGTTTTTTATAAACGAAAACACATCTTTCGTTAGGAATAGAGATATTCCAAATACAAATGGTGAATGGAGGAGAGAAATAATGACTTTTACTACAGACCCTAATTTAACACCAAGAGGACACATTCGCATTGATAACAATGGTAGTGATTTGGGTAATGTAACATCTAAACTATGGGTAAGAAATATCAAACTCGAACGTGGCAATAAACCTACTGACTGGTCTCCTGCTCCTGAGGATGTAGAAAACCAAATCGCTAATATCAACTCCGATTTAGAGATTATCAGACAAAACGCTGCACGAATTGAAGCCTTAGAAAATCAGAATAAGGCTAACACAGACCAGCGTATCGGCAAACTTAACCAAAAGACTGCTTTCCTTGATGATACACAGATAGCAGGCAATGTGGTAGCCACTGGTACGATGATTGTAGGTAACACATTGGGCACACAAGCGGGTATCACTGGGGTAGGAAATGCTACTAATGAAGTACGCTTTTGGGCAGGTAGTGAGTTTGGTGGTAGGTATGACGCCCCTTTTATGGTGTTACAAGACGGAACCGTATATGCTACTAAGGCGAATATATCAGGAGAGGTTAATGCTACAAGTGGGAGTTTTACGGGTCAAATCAATGCTACAAGTGGCCTGATAGGAGGATTTACTATAAACTCAGACTATATAGGGAAAAAATATAATTTTTATGACCTACATGATGACTATGGGTGTTTTATGGATATAGGAGGGATGTGTGTTTGGAAGCGGCAATATAGCAGAGAATATGACATGAAAGTACTTGAATTTACAACATATGGATATTATTTCATAGGATTTTGGGTATATCCAGCTGGAAAAAATACCCCTATAAAGCATAGAATTATCTATAGGGATAGTAATAAAGACCAAGAATATATATACCCAAGTCATTAAACTAACTAAAAATCAACAACTCAAAAACTTTATAAAATGCAAATCATTCAACAAACAACGCGTATCAATGCGCAAGAAGAAGTACAAGGCACAATCGTGATGTACTCCTACGAATTTGAGAAAGGACAAAACCCTTATGTGATAACATTCACAGCCTCTCGTAAGGGCGTGGATAATCCTTATGGTGTTCCCATTCAAGGGACAGTAACCGAGAGTAGTTTTAACATAAACAACTCCAACTCTCAACCCTCGGATATTGAGCTGTACAGACATATTTACGATGTTTGTTTAGGCCTAATCAAAGGAGAAAGCAACGAAAAACCAAAAGACAATGGTAAGGAAAAATAGGTTTCTCGTGCCAAAAGGGTATAGGGCAATCACCCTATATCCTTTCATCTTCGTTCGTAACGATAGTGATAAGTACGATAAAGAGCTTATCAACCACGAACGTATTCACTTGCGACAGCAGGTAGAGACCCTGATACTCCTCTTTGCCATTTGGTATTTCCTTGATTTTCTTATCAAGCTGATACGCTATCGCAATTGGGATAAGGCTTACCGCAATATCATCTTTGAAAGGGAAGCCTATGCTAACCAAAGCAACCTCGACTACCTCAAGGTAAGGGGTATATGGTGGTTCACCGCTTATTTTAAAAATAATTAATAACAGAAAGTAAATGGAAAAAATATTTGTAACCCTATGGATACTCTTTGGTATCTACACTTTAGTACTTGTTATGATCTTGGCGGACTTGTGGAGCGGTGTTCGTAAGGCTCATCGAATGGGAGTTATGCGCACTTCCTACGGCTATAAGCGCACCGTGAGCAAGCTCGCCCAGTATTACAATGTACTGATTGCCCTCTCAATAGTGGATTGTATGCAGATGAGTACGATTTGGTATTTGGAAGCCTACTACCAATATTCCCTATGGCTATTTCCTTTTATCACCCTTATAGGCGCTATAGCCCTTTGCCTTATCGAGGTCAAAAGTATATACGAGAAAGCAGAAGACAAGGTGAGATTAGACCAAGCAGGGCAAACCATTAGTAAAATTGTAGTCAATAGAGACAATTTAGAAGTCGTAGTTAAGGCTATATCCGACTATATGAAAGAAAGTGACAATCCTAAAACAGAAGACCATGAACCAAACACAGCTTAATTTTATCAAAACCTACAAGCCCGTAGCCCTTGAAAGCGAGCGAAAGACGGGTATTTTAGCGATTTTTATTAATATTTAAAACCAAACCATCATGAAAAAAAGCAAACGTACCATTCATTACCTCGTTATCCATTGTTCAGCTACGCCTGATGGGCGTTCGCACAATGCGAAAGACATAGACCTATGGCATCGCCAGCGAGGATTCAATGAGATAGGCTACAACTATGTAATCCTCTTGGACGGCACAGTAGAGCTTGGGCGTGATGTCGACAAGATACCCGCTCACGTGGAGGGGCACAACAAGGACAGTATAGGGATCTGTTACATAGGTGGAATCGACAAGAATACTCTCCAACCTAAAGACACCCGAACAAAAGCTCAAAAGGAAGCACTCGGCAAGCTCCTCAAAGAACTAAGAGCGCTATATCCTGATGCCGTAATACAAGGGCACCGAGACTTTGCAGGAGTAAAAAAGGCTTGTCCTTGCTTCAATGCAAAGGAGGAGTACCAAAATATCTAATTGTAAATTGTTAATTATGACAGAAGTAAATGAATTAAAAAAAGAGTATGAAAACCTACTCGTTAAAGTAGAACAATTGCCACGTACAAGAGAACTATCCCTTGTTATTACGAAGTTGGAAGAAGGTCTTATGTGGCTTGAAAAATCAATCAAAAAAAGTCAAAGCAATGTATGAGAAAGAAATTGTACTTACTCTTAGCTCTTATGGTGCTTTTCGGTTGCAGGAGCAAGAAATCAAACCGAACCGAGCACAGAGAAGAGCAAAAGAGCGAAAGGAAGGAGGTAAAAGACAGCTCCACACGAGTAGAAAAAGCCCAAAAGGTAAGCACTTTTGACATTCAGCAGTCCCAAACCTATGAAATCACCCTTGAAAGTGATAAGGACAGCGTAGGTAACGCCAAGGAAGTAGTATATTATCGTATCAGGGACGGCGACAAGGAGACCATAAGAGTACAGGGCGGAAAGGTTACCCTTAAAACCATAGACAACCTTTCTAAGAGCTTGCAACAAGCTGATACTACTCTTTATATAGACAATAAGATAAGCCAAAAATCCGAGATACAAAGCCAATATACACAAGCCACTAAGCGGGTGCAGAAAGAAGTTAGAACAATTCCCTTTACCCTTATTATTGGCATTTTGCTGATAGGGGTGATTGCCTTGCTCTTGTGGAGATTGAAGTTATTTCGGTAAATAAGTAAGCCCTCGTAGTGAGGGCTTTTTTATTATACATTTTCTATCTGTTTCAACTTTTCAAGGTAATAATTCTTGAGGTTTACCAAATCTTCATCTGTGAATTTATTGCGACCTAATTGTAACCTTTTATGGGTAGTAGTAGATAAGGCCTTACCTATGGCAGCCGCAACCTGCCTATCTGATAGCTCTAATAGCTCAATGATATAGAGTACTTTTTCTTGTGCTGTCATAATCCTTGCATTTGTGTTAGTTCCCAATCAAGATATTCCTTGTACCATTGCCACGCATCCTCTATGAATTGCTCAACAGATATAATAGGGGCGTATATACCCCCTGTGCTTATTACGTTATTCTGAACAACCACTAATCTAAATTGCTCCAACATATCATACACATATAACCGCTGGGGCATGGCTCTGTAGGTATCATTGAGCCTTACAATCTCGCTGTTCTCCTCTATTACCATTATTAGGCTCATATAATGAGGGGAATATATGTAGGTAAGGTCATAATTAGGTACAATGGGATTGCACGCTAATAAGAACTTAGGTATAACCATGTTGGCTACCTCATATTTTTGACTAAAAATGTCGTCTGTATTCATAAAAATTGCCTGATGTTAAACAAATTTATATTTTGTCAAATGTAATCTACCCCCCCCGACTTTGAACTTACTGACTTTCTCACCATAATAATCAATAGGTTTGTCAAGTGTTATTGTAGATGCTTGATGCCCGTCGCAATCGTACTGATGAGCACTATACCCACATGTCATCTTAGGGAGTTGCCATACCCCCCAATTCATAGAATTGAGATACAATAATATTCTTCTGATATTCTCTAGATTTGCATCAAAAACTTTGCCCTCTTTAATTTCGTTTTCGAGTACACGAAAATCGGCTTCAAGGCTTTGTTTGGCTTGCTCGTTCTGCTTTTTTTTCTCTTGGTGTGCATTTTTGCAGAACTCGCAATACTTAGTATAAGCTTCAATTATGTTCTGCTCGGTAACATCTCCTTCTATATCAATACTGAATATAGGGAGAGATGTAAAGTTCTGTGATTCTACCCTTTCAAATGGTACCTCATTAACTCGTGGGTAACCTTGCTCTCTCTTTCTAAAAGTAACATTATCAGCTACAATGTAAGTGTAGCTTTTTGTTGTGTAAAAATCTAATTTCATTATTCTTGAATTTTAGTTGTTATACTTTATTGATAAATTCTTTTGCGCTTTCAAAAGTGAATTTCTTAGAATAAAACTCTTTTGAGTACTTTTTGTTTGATTTTAAAAAAACATAATAGTCTTTTAATAGCTTCTTGTTTGACTTCACAAAGTCAAGCACTTCTTGGCTGCCCTCTTTATTGGCTGATAACTTAGCCTTACTTGCTGCTGCCTTGCGCTCTGCTGCCTGCTCTCTTCTCTCTATCTCATTAGAAAGATTGGTTACATACGCTTCATTCTTTTGTAATTCGTATGCTATTACCCATAGTTGCTTATCTGAGAAGAAATCATTTAAGTTCTCAGTGATGATCTTATGAGCTAATGAACCTTGTGGTAAATATTCTGATATTCTATTTCTCTCTGATTGAGCAACCTGTCTGTTACTCTCTTCTATGTAATCACCTATTGAACTAATAGTAGATACACTTGGGTTAATGTAACTTACATCATTATAGATGTCCTTAATTGTAATAGTTCTCATTTTTTTGAATTTTATTTGTTATACTTCTTTCTTTTTGACACTGCAAAGATATGCATTATTTTTCATTGCGCAATGAAAATCATTATTTTTTTACTCTTTGATGTAGTTAAACTTTTCTTAATAGAAAAAGACAAACAAAAAACAAAAAAAACACAAAGAAAATACAAACTTTACACAAATCACTATAGCGCTTATTTACAAGCCCTTGCGTACCTTTGCGGTAAAACAAATATTGTACATCTTATGGAAAAAATCCTACAAGCTCTCAAAACCAAGTATGCGCACTTGGGGTTAGAGGAATCAGTTTTAAAAGCAATCGCTACCCGATTAGCGGCTGCGGTTAAAGACGATACGGAAATAGAAAACGCAGTCAAGGGCGTAGAGGAAGAAGTCAAGCTATTGCAATCAGTAGCAGACAAAGGGCGTACCAGCCTTACAAAGGCAGAGGAAGCTCGCAAGAAATTAGAGAAAGAACTCGAAGAAATGAGGGCTAAATCTAATCCAAATCCTCCTACTCCACACACTGAACCTAAACCTAACGAAATGCCAGAGTGGGCAAAGGGTCTTTTGGAAGCTGTCAATAAACAAAATGAGACCATTGCTGCCTTTCAAGCAGAAAAGCAACAACAAACCGCTAAGGAGCGTTTCCTCGGCCAACTCAAAGCGCAGGGGGTATCGGAACCGTTCTACAAGCATCACTTAGGGCGTACTTTCAAAGACGATACCGAAATGGATGCCTTTGTCAGTGAACTAAAAGCCGATGAACAAGCGTTTTTGCAGACCCAGGCCAATACAGGGCTTTCCTCTCATTCAGGCAATGTGTTTGGGGGAGGCACAGATGCTAACGGTGTATCAGCTGATGTACAAGCCTATATCAACGAAAAATTCAAAAAAGAGTAAAACCCATGAACGAAGTTAAAATTTCAGACAAAGCAGGTCGCCAAATAGTCGTATTTGACCAATTGGATGTTACCTATCCAGGAGGGGTATATATAGACCCTACCACAGCCAAGGCACGCTTTACCGATGGGGTTATCCCTGCGGGTACGCTTGTAATGCCTGACACCGATGGCACTTTTAAAATCGTCAATGAGACCCTATCAGCTGCCAATACCGCAGGAGCTGTAGGACTTACTGCTCACGATGTGGTTATTGACGATATTCCTTTGGTGGCTGTCGTAATGGCAGGAACAGCCCGCAAAGAGGCACTACCTGACAAAGAAAAGGCAGGGGTAGCTTTCTTGCGTACAGCCTTGCCTCGTATTTCATTTATTTAATAACCTTAAAAACTAAAAGCAGATGAATATCAATGCAAACAACATTATTCCTGAGTTCTCTCAGGCTAATATGAATGCTATTATTCAAGCCTATCCTTTGGGAGCGTTGCTTTATCGTGACTTTTTCCCATTGTTGTTCAATCCTAACCTTACTTTCTCAAGTATGGAGGGGACTGTTGGAGCTAAAATAATGGCAGACATCGTGGCTATTGGCTCAAAAGCACCACGCAAAAGTCGTGAGTTCGTGGAAAATAGCAAAGGCGAAATACCAAAAGTAGAAATCGCTCGTGATTTGAACGAAAAGGATCTCCTTACCATTCAGCAACTCCGTAATTCGGTAGCTGCATATCCTACCAATGCAGGTATTAAAGCGCAACTTATCGATAAGATATATGAAGACCCTCAATTCTGTATTGATGGGGTAAATGCTCGTATGGAGTGGATGGCTAAACAACTTGTGTCTACTGGTAAATATAAGACTACTACCGCAAACAATAACGGAGTGGTGAATGTAACAGTAGATTTCAAGGTAAAAACGCAAAACGCACTCAAGAAATGGACGGATGCCGATGCGAACCCAGTAGAAGAGATTGAGAAATACCAAGAGGAGGCCAAAGGCAAGGGGTATAGCTATACTACTATCACTATGACCCGCGCTACCCTCAATCAGGTATTGAAGAACAAAAATACCCGCGCCTTTGTGTTGGGCGTTCCTATTAATGCTACTACCATTTTGCCTGATGTGCGTTTGGAACAACTTAACGCCGAGCTTGCAGAACGTGGATTGCCTATTATCAAGGTGTGGGAGTCTTATGTCAGTGTGGAAGGTAAAAACGGAGAGGTAACCGTGGCCAGTGGTTGGGAAGAAGGAAATATCCTATTATCTAACTCTGCTCAATTGGGTAACACTCAATATACCACTACTCCAGAGTTCACAATGGACTTTGCCGATGTGATGAGCAAATCTATTAAGGATAACTTCATTTTGGTAAAAACCTTTGGACATCAAGATCCTATATCGGTATCTACCAAAGCAACGGCTTTCGCTACTCCTGTATTGAACGACACTAAGCGCAAACTAATCATCAAAACGAAGTTCTAATGACAGCGCAAGCGTACATAGATGAAAAACTCAAACTCTGGAATGTAGAATACCCCACGACCCTACTCATTGCAGAAATGCAGCGAGTAGGATTGGGGCTTTCTGATGAGTTCAACGAGGAGAACGAGAGAAAGACAAAATTGTTTTTCTACAATCTCATTCCTGAGCTCTTATTACGCCCAGTATCCTTTTCTGAAGGTGGTTTATCCTTTTCTTATGACAAATCGGCTATTACTGCCTTTTACAATTTGCTTTGTAGACAGCTCGGTAGGGTCAATTTGTTAGAGGAAAAAGCCACTGTAAGAGATATTACCAATATGTTTTAAAGATGAAAATATACCCTTATTTGCTTAGAAAAAAAGTGTCCCAACAGCCAACTATCAATGAAGACGGCATACCTACCTACCCCACAGACCCTATAACTTGGGAGGAAGTAGGCGCATGTCGTGATGAGATAGCAGGAGCAGGACAAAAGATAAGTAAAACAGATGGGCAAATCTTTGATTGTACTGCTACTATCTATGCCCCGAAAGGAACGCCTACCATAACAGCAGGCACCACGGTTCAGGTAGTAGATACCGAGGGTAATATTCGCCTTGAAAAGCAGGTAATTCGTTTTTCCACTGATTATTTCCATTGCCGTATATTCGTATGATAACACCACAATTCACACCCGCAGATATAGAGCGTATGCTTCAAGAAAAGATAGCCAAATACGAAGAGAAAATCGTTCGTATCCTACGCTTTGTAGGTGAAAAGTGTATCAATGAAGCTCGTGAATATGGTAGTTATCAAGACCAAACGGGCAACCTCCGTTCGTCCATTGGGTATATTGTATTGAAAGACGGCAAACCTATTGAAAAGGGAGGGTTTGCCCCTACTGAAAGAGGGACAGAAGGAGGAAAAAGCGGACAAAAAGAGGGTGAAGCATTCATCAATAAGGTAATATCTCAATATCCAAAAAGGTTTGTACTTGTCGTGGTTGCAGGAATGAAGTACGCAAGCTATGTAGAAGCCCGCAACTACAATGTACTAACATCAGCTGAACTCTTAGCCGAGCGGAAAGTTCCGAAACTCTTAAAAGCATTATCTCAATGAAAAAGACAGCCTCACAAATAGAAGCCGACCTATATAAGTACTTTAAGGATAAGATAAACCCGCTTATCAATGGGCAAACATACCGCTCAGGGGTACGTCCTTTGAACTCACAAAAAGAGGATTGTGTAATATCGTTCCTTACTGGGTTAGATGGGCAATACCAAACGGGGGTAATTAACATCAATATCTTTGTCCCCTTGGTAAAGAACAATGATAATCAGTATAGGAAAAACTTTGTAAGGTGTGATACTATCGAGCAGGCTTTAATGCCAATCATAGAGGAAGCAAAAACGGATCTACGCAATTACAGATTAGAGCTTCATCAGATGATACAGACCTTTGAGGAGACGGATATAAAGCAGTTTTTCATCAACGCAAAAGTAAAATTCAGATATAACACCTTTAACGGGTAGCACCCGTAGGCAATTAATCATTAATCATTAACAATTAATCTTTTATATCATGGCATATACAAATAGTAACGGCACCGCTTGGGGCGAAGTAGAATTTAAGTATGGAGCACCAGGAGCAGGAGGCGCCATGGGTACAGTCCTTAAGACATTAGGAATTGTCAAGGAAGGTAGCTACTCCATTGAAAAAGAAGACGGAAAGGAGTACAAATACACCGCTATTGGCGGAAAAGTCATTGACCAAATGAAAGGAGAGCCTACCTACAAGGCAAAACTCACTGTTAAGAATATTAAAAAGGATTTGCTTTCTGAGATTTGGGACATTGAAGAAGTAGGAGACAAAATTATTATCAAGTCTTTTGTTTCCACTAAGAAGTTTTCAGTATCTATCATTCCTAAGATGTCAGGGGCTGAAAAGGTAGATATATTCTACTGTACTATGACAGGGACACTTGTCTATAATGAGGAGAGTGGTTACGATATAGAAATTGAAATCACTATGCTCAATGGTGGTAAGGGATATTTTTCATCAGAAATAGTAGCATAACCCATGGAAGAGAAAGTAGCACAAACACTACTTGAAGAACCAACCACAATAATCATTGGGGGCGAAGCGTATAAAGTCGCTCCGCCCTCTATTATTACACTGGTAAGGGCTTCAAAGTACATCAGCAAGATACCCGCCGATACTATTGATGAGAAGCATATATTCGGCTCTATTGTTCATAAGGCGGAAGATTATGAGAATATAGCATGGGCTGTGGCTGTTATTCTCTTAGGTAACCGCTTCACAGAGACAGCACACCCGCCTTTTTGGCAGTTTTGGAAACGAAAGAAGCATATTACCCAAGGGGAGGTATTAGCCCAAAAGCTCACCAAAGCCCCTATATCTGAACTCTCCGAAGCCTTTTTTAAGGCATTAGGACAAATGGATATACGCTCTTTTTTCGTCATTTCCACTTCCCTCAAAGGAATGATGATCACAAAGCCAACGAAGGAAGTGGAGAACGAAACGATAGTATCTGGGGGCTCGTAGGTTCGTTTGCCAAGCAGTACAGACTGACCTTTGAGTATGTCCTGAATATGAGTTATGCCAATGTAATGTTATATAGCTCAGTGATACCCTCGTATGATAATGACAAGAAAGACAAAAAGGAAGACCCTAAAAAGGAAACACAAACGGACTTTGCGGGTTTTCTTTCAAAATTAAAAGCACTTCAGTAGTGGTTAGCGATTAGCTGTTAGACTATGGCAGCTAATCATTAATCACTAACCACTAATCATTAATATTATGCAAACAAATGACGGAGCGTTGCTCTTTAAAATAAGCGCAGACCAGAGCGATATTAAGGAAAAGATAGAAGCTATCAAAAAGCAATTTGAGAGCTTAACCAAGAAAACCCAAGAAGAGGGAGAGAAGCAGGCGCAAGTATGGCAGAACCTCATCAAAGGGGCAACTGCTTATTTCACCTTTCAGGGAGCCTCTGCCTTTATAAAACAAGTGATAGCCGTCCGCTCCCAGTTTCAACAGCTTGAAATTGCCTTTGGCACCATGCTAAAGAGCAAAGAGAAAGCCAATGCTCTAATGGCACAAATGACTGATTTAGCAGCTAAAACCCCCTTTGGACTACAAGAAGTATCTGAAGGGGCTAAGCGTTTGCTTGCTTTTCAGGTTCCTGCCGAGGAAGTAACCGAGACCCTCCGCCGTATGGGTGATGTAGCTGCGGGATTAGGGGTACCTATGGGACAACTCATTCACGTATACGGGCAAGTCAAAGCACAAGGCAAGCTAATGACGAATGACTTGTATCAGTTCATGAATGCAGGTATTCCTATCATTGCCGAATTGAGTAAGGTCGTGGGTAAGAGTGAAACCGAGATTAAAGACATGGTTTCAGCAGGAAAGATAGGCTTTGCTGAAGTGCAAGCCGTTATCAAGGGTATGACAGACGAGGGCGGGCTATTCTATAACCTAATGGCAGAGCAGAGCAAAACCCTAAGCGGTCAGCTGTCCAACTTGGAGGATAACTTTGACAATATGCTCAACGAGATAGGCAAGGCTACTGAGGGAATCGCTTCAGGAGCTATCTCAAGCGTGGCTTTCTTGGTAGAAAATTACCAAACCTTGGGTAAGGTGATAGCGGGGCTTATTGCTACCTATGGGGCGTATCGTACAGCTGTATTGGTCAATATTGCCCTTACCAAAGGTTGGGCAGTAGCAGCCAAGGAAGATGCTATTGCTAAAGGCATACAGACCATTGCTACTAATGCCGCCACTGCTGCTACCAAAGCCCTCAATGCTGCCATGAAAGCCAATCCTTATGTACTGGTAGCTACCGCGGTAGTGGGGTTAGGTGCTGCTATATGGGCGTTAAAGGATAACACCACAGCCGCTGAGAAAGCACAGCAGGATTATAACAACCAAAAACAGCAAGCCATAGACTGGGAGCAGCAGCATAAGCAAAAGATTGACGAACTAATAGAGAGTGCCACTAATCAAGCATTAGCAGATACAGAGCGACAAAAGGCACTTATTGCCTTGCAAAATGAATACCCTAATATCTTTGCTAAGTACGATATTGAGAGCCTTAAATTGGCTGATATACTCAAGCTCAAGCAGGAGATAGCCCAGTATGATGCCAATGAAAAACGATTAAATCGCGCCAATGAGTATGGGAAATATCAGGACTTTGAAAAGGCATTGAACAAGGCAAAGACAGGTAAAAGGACTTATGATGCTAATAAGCTGAAAAACTCTATTCTTGACGAGGAAATGACCCGTGTATTTGGTAAATCTTGGATACATAATATTGATGAGGTAGAAAAGTACATCAGGGAAAAGCAGAAGATCACCAAGAACGACTACAAGGGTGACAGAGTAGCCGCTTGGAGCATGGATGTGAAAAACCTATCAGAGGAAGAGATTAAGAAAGAGTTAGAGCACAGACAAAAACTCATTGCTGACTTGCAAAAACAGAAGAAAGCAGGTAACAAATGGGCTTCTCATGGGGTGAATTTTGGAGGTGATTGGTTTGCTTTCAACGAAGAGGAATTGCAAGCCCAGTCAAAGACCTTACAAGCTCAATTAGACAAGCTCCACGAGCAGACCTATGAGTACAAAGACCTTACTAAGAAATATACACAAGCCGTTAAGGATGCAGAGAAGGCTTTGGATACTATAAAGAATGGAGGAAAAGGGAAACACACAGAGGAAGAATTTGCGAAAATCATTAAAGAAGCTGAAGATAATCTAAAAAACGCAAAGAAGACATTAGAGGATCATAAAACAAGTTTAAGCAAATCCAAAGGTACCAAAGCCGCCAAATCCAAAACAGAACTTCCTACTTTTGACTATGAAAAGGATAAAAGGGACAAGGAACGTTTGGAAAAGGATAGAATGTTTGAGGAGGACGAAGCTAAAATCAAAGCAATGAAGGACGGCGGAGAAAAGCGTAACGCCCTGCTTGTCCTTGAGTATGAGAAACGAGCTGAGACAATCAAACGAAAAGGAGAAGATGAGTTACAGGCTTTTATTGAAACAGAGAAGCAGAAAGCAGAAGCAGAGGGGAAATGGAAGAAAGGGCAAGAATTTAACACTGATACCCCAGCCATTCAAGAAGAAAAGGCAAGAATAGCCAAAAATCAGGAAGTCCTCAATCAGGACAATTTAGATGAATATACCCGCCAGCAGGAGGCTATGTATAAGGAGCTATTGGAGAAGTACCAAACCTATACAGACCAACGCAAAGCCATTGAGGAGAAGTACAACGCCGATATTGCCGCCTTGCAAGCCAAGTTAGGTGCAGATGCTCCACAAGTGAAGAAAGCACAAGACGAAAAGGCTCGTGAGCTTAAAAAGCTGGATATACTCTACAAGAAAGAGGGTGCCGCTATTGCTAAACTCTTTGAGAATATGCGCAAAAAGACTGTCAAGGAGATACGAGAGACCATAGCCGATGCTGAAAAGGAAATTGACCAGCTGGCAAGTATGCTTGACATGGGAGATAAGGACAATGTGGATTATATCCAAAACCTAAAACAGCAACTTGAGCAAGCAAGGGACACGGCAGATCGTAGCGATACAGTCTTTGGCAGGCTTGGTAAAAACATTCAAGCACTATTTAAGTTTAAACCCAATACGATAGAATGGAAAGATGCACTTCAAGGCGTTATTTCTGATGCTCAGTCAATCACAAGCGAATTTGGGCAACTCGGTGCTGAATTTGAGAAAATAGGAAAAAGTTCGGGTAATTCTTCTTTGGAGAGCTTTGGGAGAACTTTACAAAATACAGCAAACTTGATTAGCAAAACAATGCAATATGCCCAAATAGGAGGTTCTACAGGTAATGGTTGGGGTGCTCTTATTGGTGCGGTGGTAGGATTTGCAGTGGGTGGTATAGAGAAAGCGGCAAACGAAAGAATGGCTCACGAAAAGAAATTAGCAGAAGTTGCAAAGTCCAAAATAGCTCAACAGACGGAGTACAATCGTTTATTGTTTGAGGAAAAGATGTTACACAAAGAAAATACATCTATCTTTGGAACAAAAGAAATAGCTAATGCCTATACGGCTCTTAGTGATTATGTGGATAAATACAACGAATTTCAAAAATCAAGGGGCAACCTTTCAGGACTATCTATTGCTAATGGTAGTTATACAAAAGGAGCTTGGTTTTGGAAAAAACAAGGAACAATATGGGACGGGTTATTAGAAGTGTATCCGAAACTTATAGACCAAGCAGGTAATTTTAATTTAGAATTAGCAGAAAGCATTGTAAAAAATAGAGAGTTTTACGGAACGGGAAAAGAGGCGTTACAAGATGCTATTGACACTTACAAACAAATGCAAGAAGCTGAAAAACAGTTTGATGAATTTCTTAAAAATACTTTTGGGCAATTAGGAAATGGCATTATAGATAGCGTAGTTAATTCTTTGAAGACGGGAGAAAATGCTTTTGATGCCTTTGCTAAATCGGTAGGAAATATAGTAGAGAATTTGGGTAAAAAAATAGCTTACGAACTCTTTTTAGCTGATTATCTTAAAGATTTTCAAAATAAAGTAAAAGAAAGAGTAAAAGCTATAAGTAAAGAAGATACTCTTTCTCAAAGTGAAAAAAGTAAGAAAACGGCAGAGTATCTTCGTGATACAACCTCACAACTTGCAGAAGAAATGAAATGGCGTTTGGAAGCAACGAAAAATTATATAAAACAATTTGCTGATGCCGTTCCTAATGAGTACAATCCTTTAAATGAACAACGCAAAGCAGTTGAAAAAGGATATATGCGAATGAGCCAAGACACAGGGGATGACCTTTTAGGGCAACAAAGATTATTGACGGAGTTGCAAAAACAGACCAAAGACGGCATACTACAAGCTATTGAGTACTACAAAGGGTTTACAAATTCATTTGAAACTCTCAAAAACAATTTAGCTCAGCAGTTACAGCACCTTGCAGGAATTGAGACTAATACTTTTCAGCTTCATGAGATGAAAAAAGATATAGCTAACATGAAAGCTGGTATTAGTGAGATTACCACTAAAGGAATTAAAATAAGGTCATAATAAAAGCCCCAATTAAGGGGCTTTTCTTTATTCTTACCAATCGTCTTTATCTTGGCTTTTTACACTCTTTACTATATTTTGCACTAATACATTAAAGAATGTTTCAATACTTTTCTTTGAATTTTCATCTTTTAATTTACCTTCCTTATTAAAAGTGCTATAAGTTCCAAACATTCCTCCACCTCCAACTAACGAATAGGTATGATTTTTATTAAAATTGTCCCCTTTTGTCTTTCCTATAATAGGTGTATTTATTCTAATTTTATTATCTTTAAAATCTATGGACATAGTGTACTCTAAATCAAATTTATGATTACAACCTCCCATAAAATTACCATAGCAAATACCATTTTGTTCAATTCCATTAATAGAAATTATTTTTCCCTCAACCTTACTTAATACGTCTTTGGCAGACACATAATAATTTGTAAGAGCAGTAAGAACACTAATATATAATTCATTAGCTGTTTTTCCTTCAAAATTATAAACAAGGTAATTTTTGCTTTGGTCTTTTTCGTCAACCATTCCGTCTTTTGTTAATATAAATTGGCTATGTAACAAGAAAGGGAATAAAATATTAAGTAATAAAAATATTTTTCTCATATTTCTAATTTTTCCATTGGTTAAACAAATCAATAGCACCTTTTATACTACTATATTTAGTAATAACACTATCTTGATCTTTCAATTTATCAATGAGGTTGTTGATTTCTGATTGCTGATTATCAAGCCAACGAGGAGTTGCAAAACGATTGTTTTTAAGAAAATCATCTACTTCTTTATAAACATCTTCATTGCCTTTGGATATTTCCAAAGCTTTTAATGTATTTGTCCAAAAATCAAACTCTTTATTTCTATTCAACCGATTGTTTAAGTTTGTCTTTGCTAATGTAAAATAAATCAAGGCTTCTTTTTTATTTTGTTCATCAGCTTTTCTTTTCTGCTCTTGCTCATCAGCTTTTCTTTTCTGCTCTTGCTTATTGAACTGCTCCTTATTTGTTTCATTAGTTTTTTGAGTTTCTATTTTATCCTCACTCTTAGAGCAACCCAAAGCGATTAGCCCTATAAGTAGCAATAATACTTTTTTCATGTGTTATGTATTTAAGTTAGTAAATTTCAACCGTATGTAACAAGCGTTCCTTGTGGGTGTAAATATCGTCCAAGCTGTCAAGGAGTACCTTTTCGGAGCTGTCTTTGCCTTTGTCAAAGAACTCGATATATTTCTTTGCTCCGTTGAAGTGCAACCTACAAATAGGCTTACGATTATTGTCGTCCAATAATATACCAAAGTATGAAATGGTATCTCGGTAGGCAATTCGTGAAGCGGGTACTTTCTCTCTGACAATCGCTTTGACTATCTGAAAGCCTTCCAACTCTTCCTCAGTGGTAACGATCCTGCTTTCGTCCTCCTCCTCGTCTATCGGTTCAGGCGCCACTGGCTCTTCCTTGGGTTGTGGTGCCTTACCCTCGTTAATGTCAAGGGCTGTTTTCAGGCGGGTATTAATCGAATCGTTGAAATAGGAAGTCATTGCACGCTTGAGGTACCCACGGAATATTTCCAAGCGGCCCGCGGTGATTTGCTTATCAAAGAAACGACGTGCCAATAGCTTGATAAAATCATCGGACGGCTCCTGTATCTCTTTTTCAAACTCATTCTTGAGGGCGCGTACATACTTGAGGGCTTCGGCACTCTCTAATATATTGTCAATGCTAAAAGTAGCCTTGGTAAATTTCACCAGCTCCTTAATGGTGCTGTCCTTGAGATTAGCCAAATTCACGGTAAGGAAAGGGTTATTGTCCATGATATTGGGCTTTTCAAGGTCTGTGAAGAAGTCATACACAATCCCATTGGTGATAATGCCAAAGCGTGCATCGGTAACGTGATAGTATCGGTGCAACTGGGAGTTATGAGCATTGATATTCTCTTTCCAATGCTTGCACTCAATGATAATCACGACCTGATCGTCTTTTTTGATTACATAATCTACCTTTTCGCCTTTCTTGGTGCCTATATCGGCCACGTACTCAGGAATAACCTCTGTAGGGTTGAATACATCGTAGCCGAGTATCTGCAAGAAAGGCATAATGAAGGCGTTTTTAGTTGCTTCCTCCGTGTTAATCTGGTCCTTGAGACTTTCCACACGGTTGTAAAGCTGCTCTAATTTGCCTTTGAGTTCTGCCTCTATTTCCATGTTATGATTGATGTGTTATTTAACTGGGTACAAAATTAAGAAATTATAAAGGAATACGAAAGAAATTTAACACACGAAATATGACACACGTTTTAAAAGAGGGTTGTTGATAACTTAACGATAAAATTATATACAATTTAAAATAAAAATTATATATTTGCACTCGTCAAAAACCTAACGAAAATGAAAGTTAATCACTCACAGCTTACCCTTGCCAGAGAGTATAGGGGGCTCACACAAACGGAATTGTCAAAAGCAGTGCAAGGGCTTTCACAATCTAACTTATCCAAGTTTGAAAAAGGACTTGGAGGACTTTCTGATGAACTTTTAGGGAAAATATTTGATACCCTCAATTTTCCTAAAGAGTTTTTTGCAAAAAAGATAAATATTGACTTAGAGATAGCGAATTATCGCAAAAAATCGTCTATATCAAAAACACTCCTACAGGACTTTGAGACTTCATGCAAGTTTATAGGCTATCTAATAGATGAAATGGCTGATTCTGTGGAATATCCTGATTTTTCCTTAGTAACATTAGACTTAAAAGAGGGATATACCCCTGAAAAAGCAGCTATGTTTACAAGGAAAAACTTTAGAATAGCGCCTGATGAACCTATCCATGATATTTTTAAGGTGATAGAGAACAAGGGGATTATTATATACGAACTCAATAGCGATGAAAAGTTTGATGGGATCTCATTTTTCACTCCTAAAGGGTTTGCGGTTATAGTTATAAATAAACGTTTTACCAATGATAGGAAACGATTTACATTAGCTCACGAATTAGGTCACTTGGTTATGCACTGCTCTCCTGATTTTCCTATACCAAGTGGTAGAAACAAGGAGCAAGAAGCGAATGATTTTGCTTCGGAATTTCTAATGCCAAAAAGTGCTATAATAAAGTATTTGGGAAATCTCAAGGTGTCTGCTCTTAGTGCTTTGAAAAACTATTGGCTGGTCTCAAAGGCTGCTATCGTCAGACGAGCATACTCATTAGGGGCAATAGATAAGGATAGATACCGATTTCTAAATATTGAGTTGAGCAGGAGTGGAGAGAAGAAAAAAGAAAAAGATACTGTTTCTATTGATTACCCTCAAGTATTTAGCACCTCTGTAGGTTTGCATCTAAAAGAGCTTGGTTATACTGAGAATGAGCTTGCGGGAGCGTTCTCGCTTCCCCTTGATATTATACAAAAATATCTTTTACAGCAACCTTTTGCCGTTATAAAACCTAAACTTAAAGTAGTTACAGAATAAAGAAAGCCCCAATCAAGGGGCTTTTTCTATATCTCTATTTTCAGCTGTTTAAGCATTTCCCTATCCTTTTTGGCTTTATTGACCAAAGAGATTATTCATTACATCAGTTTGTTCCTTTTGGAAAAAATCTCTTAGATAATGTTCGGTAGTGGCCAATTTAGTATGTCCAAGGAGTTTTGATATATGGAATAAATTCACATTATTTTTAACCGCATAGTTTGCAAAGGAATGTTTAGCGATGTGCATAGACACACGCTTGGTTACACCTGCATGCTGCGCTAATATCCTGATAGATCTATTTAGCCTATTATTGGCAATGTAGATAGTGTATTCTATTTCCTCTACATCATTAGGGTTACACTTATCAAGAATAGGAAAAACAAAAATCTTATTAGCTTTGTACCTATCAAGGATTTGTTTTACTTTGGGAGTTATAGGAATGTGTCGAGTAGATCCTGCACGTCTCTCTGATTTACTCATGGTATAGATGACTTCCGTGTCAGTTACGTTCTCCCATTTGAGTTTGCAAACATCACTAAATCGCATACCTGCCATATAGAACGAAAAGAGAAAAATATCCCTGGCAAGCTCCATCCCTTTAAAGTGAGGGGCAATTTCATATTTTTCTAATAAGCCTATATCTTCTATGGACAGGACTTCTTTTTTAGAATTGACTGTTTTAATCTCATACCCTTTAAGGGGATTTTTCTCAATAAGCCCCATTTTCACGGCTTTATTTAGGATAGCATTCAAACATTTGAAATTAGAAGCTATTGTGTTAGGCTTATTTCCTCGTGAAATAAGCCATTTTTCGTAATCCTTTGCCCATAGCGGGGATATATCCGAGAAACTAAGGAATGAGGCAAATTTGCGTAACTTATCAAGATAATGTTGTTGTGTTTTAGCGGTTCTTATTGCTCCTTTTATTTTTATATCATCAACGATAGATTGATAGAAGTTAAGTAAAGAGGAACCATCATATTTCTTTATATTCTTGTATATCTGTAACAATCTTTTAGCTGATACACCTTCATTCTTATAATAAATCATTTTTACCTCGTTGGAAAGAGCGTTAAGAGAGGCATTTAGTTGCTCTTCAAGAGGATGTTTTTTTACGACTTGTTTTTTCTCATTCCATTGGCTTTTGAGTACCGACACCCCTGTATCTAAGTACTGTATATCCTTAGATGATGTGAAAAAACGCAGTCTGATAGCCTGCGTTTCATCTTTCTTCTTATATTCTCTTAGTTGAAATTGGAAATACAT